AAAGTCACTAAATGAATCATTAGGAGTACATTGAAGCGATGAATTGCTTGCAGATATTTTCTTTAGATCAGACATTTTTGCATAGAGTCCTTTTTCTACATCATTAAGACTCATAAGGTTTGCAGGTTGAAGATTAGTACTACCAAGATTTTTGATATAAGAACCAAACTTATCCGATAGATTTTCGTATCTAAGATTATTGTCTCTACGTTCAGTTGAGACTAATGGGATATTTTTTAAGTCTCCAGTAGCCTGAAGAATATTTTTATATTGAGCACTGTTAGGAGCGTATGAACTTAACTGTGACTGCAAAGTTCCAACTAAGGAATTACGATCAGCGTAAGACATTTCAGAGGATCGTGCATTACCGATTACTGATGAAATATCACCACTAAGAATATTAGTAACCGCGTCACCTTGAGGGAACTGTGTAGTTAAACCTAAAGGCGCACTTGCTTTAAGAAAGTCAGAATAATAACCACTAAACTGACCAAAGGCACTACCAGACGTCACCTGGGTACCCATGTTAGGGATAACTTGACCCAGCTTACCCAATGGGTTAGCTGAAGCTGTTTCAGCCGGTGAGAAGCCTTTACAGAAGCGATCAAGCCATGTCAGTAATAAAGCAATTAGTAAACCAGAAAGAATGTTCTTGTTAAGCGCATAACCTAACATAAACATTTTTAAGAAGTCTAAGTTGTTACAAAGAAATCTAGCGCCGACATTTAACATATCACCTAAGAAATCTTTAACACCTTTAAGGTCAAGTGCTTTAAGTTTACTAAAGATATCTTTGACAGTTTGCGGTAACTCCATTCCGGAGATAGCGTTAATAGCTGAATCCATTGCGTCTTTTAATGTATCCGCAATATCATTATTAGTAATCATATCAGCCAGATCATCAAGATTAGACTGAAGTGTATCCATAATTCCACTGTCTTGAACTTCTTCAATAGCAGTAGAGGTTAAATCTGTAAAGCCAGTGTAAACACTATTGTCTACAAGTTGGGTAAAATCCTTAACACCTACATTTGTTTCTTTGTCAAGGAAGTTAAACCTCATCGCCGATATTGACATCGTGATCTCCTAAGCTAGATTTTGCCAAACCCTCGTTGTATTTATCAATCAATAGAGAGGAACTGACGATGTTGTTATAAAAAAGAATCGGTAAGAAGTTAATATTAACAGCACTAGATAGCAAGAATTCAACATAACCAAAAATGTCTTTAAAACCCATCTTGGTTATTTTAGCTATTTCATTAGTTTCATCTTCCACTTTAAAGATAGCTGGAAAGTATATTAATGTATCAGGAAGTTTTATTCTGTTTAATGTATCTGTGTGTTTTTCAATCCAGATATTTGCACGATAAATATAACAAGTATTAATATCTAAAGACTTAATAAAAAATGGTGTAATGTCTTCAACAGGTTTATTGATTAAAGTAACTAAACAACAAGAACCTAACTTAACAAAGAAAAGATTCTGTAAGACTTTAGCTTGCTGTTCAGTTAAATCAAAAGGATAAACATTCAATAGGATTTCAGGTGTTTTAGTTTCTCCGTAATACGTGTTTCTTTTTTGGAGATTCATTAACTTGGTCTTAATAGTATTAACGATATAGGTTACAGTTGATCTTTGAAGTAAATCGATAGTTAGGTTTTTACTTAATTTATCATACTCAACCATATCCACATTCTTGAAGATATCGGTTTTTCTGAAACTATAATCATCAGAAACAACAAACTCTGCTAATTTAACAGGGTCCATTAATTTAGAAAGAATAGCTTGTCTTAGATCTAACAAAGACTCAATGTCAACATAAATTTTACTTGTGTCAGCCATTATGTTTCCTTATATAGTGTTCGAGAGATGCATGGCTGTCAGATAAATCTTTAAAGTCTTGGTTGACTCAACACCTGTAGAATAATTCTCTAGTGTTTTAAGATTAGCATTACCGTAACGCAAGAACATTGCATTGTAAGCATTGAAACCATTACGGTCACCACCTCTGAATCGAATGAGTTCAGAGATTGTATTTTCAAGTCCCATACCAATCAACACTTGAAGTTCAGGGAAAGAGATCTTAGCACCCTTACTATCACCCGTTGGTTGATAAGTTAATTCATCAATAACCTTATTGTTATCAGGAATAGAAACTTTCTTCATCAAAGTCTGAGACTGTCTACGATACGGAAGATCCACGATGAGATATTCAATCGGTGTTTTGTAATCAGGTCCATCTTCGTTACCAGCATAGATTAATTTCTCGAAGTACTTTAAACCATACTTCTCAGCAACCTTCAAGTTGTTTTCGACAGTTAGACCTTGAGCCTCATACAAAGGCTTAAACAAAACAAGGAATTTAATACCATCTCGAATGTCTTTCATGTACTGCTCAAAGTCTTTATCAGACATTAAAGCAAAGGCTTTTTTATACTGTTCTACATTGTAGCCGGTAGGTTCAACATCTTTACAAAATTGAAGAATAAAATCCTCAGCTTTTTTTCTATTGGACATGGTATTCTTTTCCATTAAATATATAGTCACAAAATTCTTAAGTTATTAAAAATAGTATTTAACCCTTAGGCTATGACTCATCATTTGAACGTATTTTTCGATTTCACTAAGGAGCTAATATGAGACTTAATATGACACAGCAAGGCGGACTTGCTGACGAATTCGTGGCTGGTGGTGGTAATGTTTTAAATCCGCTTATTCTGGCTGGTAACCCTGTATCACCGTTAGAAGCTGCAACGAAACAATACGTAGATAATAGTTTACTGTCATTGAATATTAACAATCTCATCGGTGGAACTATTCCTGGTAATCGTTTCCCTGCTATGAATGGGGATTTAGTTAGTTCTTCTGGTAGTGCAAATCTTGTTTTAGGTAACACAGGTGTAACACCTGGAACATATGCTAAGGTTTCTGTTGATAATAAGGGTCGTGTTACAAACGGCATGCCGCTTATTGAATCAGACATCCCGTCATTTAGTTGGAATAAAATTACATCAGACATTCCGTCAACTTTGAGTGGTTACGGTATCACTGACGCACTACCTATTGGTGGTGGTACTATGATGGGTCAGCTTTCTATTACTGGTACATCTACGTCTGCAAATGAACTTGTTAATAAAAATTATCTTGACAGTGTTATTGGTGGTACGACAGGTATCGGTGTTGGTGATATCATCACTAAAATTGACGCTACTACACCGACTGGTTTCTTGAAGTGTAACGGTGCTGAAGTTGAAAAGTCAGTTTACTCAGATCTTTATAATACGGTCGGGGATAAATATTCTAGCTTTGGTAACTATGGTAACGGAATGCCATGGAAATTTCAATCCCAGATAAATAACGCATATAACGAAAATCTTAATAATTGGACAGCGGTACAACCACTTCCTGGGATTTTAGATTTGGCGTCAATAGTTGTAACTAAGAATCGTGTATATATTCTTGGTGGTTATAATGGCACTAGTTTTACATCTACTGTTTATACCGCACAAATTAATAATGATGGTACGATAGGACCTTGGTCTGCTGGAACATCATTACCTGGTGCTTTGTCATTAACTAATGCTATTGTTATCAAGAATAAAGTTTATATTTTAGGTGGTCAGAATGGTACAAATACAGTAACTACCGCTGTTTATGTTGCTGATATTAATGCAGATGGTACTTTAGGAACTTGGGGGAATGGTCCAGCCTTACCTCTTGCATTTGCATACTCACAAGCTTTTGTAAATAAAAATAAAGTTTATGTTGTTACTGGATTAAATGGTGGTGCCGCGTACTCACACGTTTTATCTAGTGTCATTAAAGAAGACGGCTCACTAGAGTCTTGGGTTACGGAACAACCAATACCAGCTGCTATCTATGCTACTAGTTTATTAGTAACCCATAGCCGTGTTTATATTATTGGCGGTAGTGATACTTCTGTTCATAAAAACACTGTGTATTCTGCTGTTTTAAATTCAGATGGTTCTATCGGGTCATGGTCAACTGTTCAGAATTTCCCGGTAACACTTACTTTAGCAGCAGCATATGTTGTTAAAAACTATGCTTATATTTTAGGCGGTCATCAAACAAATTCTCCTAGTAATGTCATTTATAAAGCACTTATTAATACAGATGGTACTTTAGGTGATTGGGTCAATGCAGGTACTTTACCAGTAACAATGACCTACATCACTGGTAATATTGTTGCCACTAAAAATCATCTTTATATTATTAGTGGGTATTTTAATTCAGCACATTCTGCGAATGTTTATTACACCGATATTAGTGGTGGTTTAAACGACTACTCTAGTTATTATTCGAATGTAATTGAGCAAAACTATATGGTTGCTGGTTCTGGTAAACCTTGGCAACAACAGTATCAGATCAATACAACTCAGTCTGACGATATCACTGGTTGGGTAACTGATTCATCACTTACTCCTAATACCAATTATAGAGTTTCAGCAGTTGCTACTAAAAATAGAGTTTATATGATTGGTGGTTGGAATGGAACAGTAGCACAAAACTCTGTTTATTCTGCTCCGGTTAACTTAGATGGTACATTAGACGTTTGGGCTGCAGAAACCAATTTCCCGGTTGGTGTTTTTGGTGGTCAACTTGTTGCTGTCGGTAATAAACTTTACCATATCGGCGGTACTAATAATTCTTCTTATTACGCATCGGTCTATTCTTGTGCTATCAACTCTGACGGCACATTAGGTACATGGACTGTTACCGCTAACTCTTTGCCTGTCGCTAGAGCACAAGGTCAGGTTATCGTAACAAGAAATAGAATTTATTACTTAGGTGGTTACAATGGTGGTTATTTATCAACCGTTTACTCTGCACAAGTTTATCCTTCTGGTGAAATAGGTGTTTGGACCGCAGGAACAAATCTTCCTATTGCCATTTGTCATGCACAAGTATTTATCACTAAGAATCGTGTTTATTTAATTGGTGGTCAAACAACAGGCGGAACATGGTTAAATAATGTTTACACTGCGCCTGTTAATGCTGACGGCACAATAGGTTCCTGGGCTTCTGGTACATCTTTACCAGTTGCTTTAGGTGAATCTAGTTTATATGTTACGAAAAATACTGTCTACTTGTTAGGTGGCGGTAATACCTCTGGACCTAGTTTAAGTGTTTACAAAGCATCAATCAATACTGACGGTGTTATTGGAACATGGACAGCTGGTACTTCATTACCCGGTGTTATAAATATTTCACCGATTGTTTGTCTTAATAATAGAATTTATTTGCTCGGTGGCGCTAATGGTGTCTCTGGATCAAATCTTATTTATTCTGCACCTATTCTTGAAGGTTCTAATGACTATTCAAGTTACTATGCAGAAGATACTACTAATTATACATATCCTGGTGCTGGTCGTCCTTGGGAAAGTCAATACCATTTTAACACAACACAAGCTGGCGATATTACAACCTGGACTACTTCTGCAACAGGTGTAATGAATATTTATCTTCATATTGCTATTGTAACCAAGAATCGTGTCTATGTTGGCGCTGGTGCTAGTAACGTTATGCACACAGCTCCTATCAATAGTGATGGTACTTTGGGTTCGTGGACATCATTAGGTGCTGTGCTTCCGGTGTCACCGAGTTATGCTAGTGCTATTGTGACTAAGAATCGTGCATTTATTATTGGTTATACCGGTACTAATGCAATTCTGACAGCTCCAATTAACGCTGACGGTACTTTAGGTACTTGGTCTTCGCTTACAAATGTTCCTGTAACTTTCTCTTTTAACACAACTTTTGTTACAAAAAATAAATTGTACGTTGTTTCTGGCGGTGGTGCTGGAACTAATGTTTATTATGCAGACATCAATGCCGATGGAACTTTAGGTGGTTGGAAATTAAATCCATATAGTTTCCCGGTAACTACAAATACAGGTAGAGCACTTGTCACCAAGAACCGTGTTTATTTTATTGGTGGTAATACAGGTGGTGGTGGTGTTACCACTGTTTATACTGCTCCTATTTCTGCTGATGGAATTGTTGGTTCTTGGACTACGGGTCCTTCGCTCTTAACTGGTGTAGAAGCTCCTGTTATTCTGGCAACTAAAAATACTGTAATTATTGGTGGTGGTTGGACATCTGGAACACAAACTAATGTATCTCAGATTGCTACAATCAATGAGGATGGAACTATTGGTAACTGGTCTTATGGAACAGTCTTCCCGATGTCTTTCCATTCTGCTACCCCTGTTATCACCAATGGTAAAGTACATTTAATCGGCGGAGCCATCGCGTCAGGTGTTGCTAACTCTAATATTTACACTGCTAATTTTGTCGGTGGTTTGAATGATTACTCTTCGTATTTTAATGGTGATATTCTTCCTATTGAACAATTTGTAACAGCTGCTAAGTTTAAGTTACCGGATGCTTCTTTCAGTAACGATAACTTGAATTACTTTATTAAGTACTAAAATAATAGAACTAGGAGAGGATATCCTCTCCTAGTTCTTAATATTCTTCTTTCTCAACTTCTTTTGCTGCTGTCTTGTTTACCATACGACGAAGGAATCTAGCTTCTTCACGCCAACCAGATCCATCACCACGTTCTTCACTAAGTGATTCAAACTTACCTTTCCAGTATTGTTGATTACCGATAATCATAGCAATCACAATAGTAAAACCAAGAAGCAAAATAAGCAATTCAGTTTGTGTGAGAGAAATAACTATCATGGGAAATAAGCATCCTGATTTTGAACAATAAAAGGAAGAATAACGATTTTAATATCATCGAGCCAGCTATTAGAATCATTAGCTGAATTCAATGCAATACGAATTTGTGCAGGCGGTTGGAAGTTGGCAGAAACAAGAATCTTGAACAACATGGTTGTCAGCATAGAACGTTGGAAACCAATGTTCTTGTCATAAGCTTCGATAAACGTTGGATTAGTCTTGATATTATCAATACCAGATTGCTTAAGACAAAGTCTTTGTGCTTCTTTTATTACTTCTTCGCAAAGGTTCAGATTTTCCATGTTGTTACCTCGAATGTTAAAAATTAATCCTGTTCACATACTTTAGATACACTGAAAAAGGACTCTAAACTATGTTAGGAATATTAAAAAAGTTGTTTGCTGGTAAAGAAGAAACAGCTAAGGTTGTATCAAATAATCAAGAGCTTATTGAAAAACTATATAATCTTACTCACGACCAAATGTTGACTGAGATTATAAATAAACCGCATAACAAAATTCTTATAATGAATGTTTATTATGTGTCATTCAATGATTTACTATTTAACATTATTTCAAAAACTGATGAACGACAAATCGCATCTGTCAATGTGTTCAGTTACTTTAAAGATATTGATGACTTAAACTATACCATAAAAAGAATTATTCCTATTTTGGAATCTAGTGTTGTAAACATTAAGGTTATTCATGATCTTAATGAACTTTATGACAGTATTGAATTTTTAAGATTGATAGAGGAATAATCATGAGTGAGTTAAAACTTTATTCATTAGGTATTGTTGTTGAAGATAAACCAGTTGGTTCTGACTTTGTTATGGTCACACCAATTGAAGTGCTTAATATTCAAAAAGCAGGAAATATTAAAGACGCTCAGACAAAGTTTGAAGGCACTTTAAAAAATGCTGATGATAAAAACTTTGCTACTGAACTGAATTCCAGTAGTTATCTTAAGGCTAAATGGTTAGCCTTTGGACAAAGTAATCGCATTACTTCTCCTGATGTTGTAGCCAATGAAACAGTTGTTTTATTTAAGTTCGGTGATGTGGATGAATATTACTGGACAACTATCTTTAGAGAAGTAGAATTAAGAAGACAAGAAACTGTTCTTTATGGTTTCGGTAATCTTAAATCTGGTATGGCTGCGTTTGATAAGTCAACAAGTTATTGGTTAGAAGTTGACACCAAGAAGAAAACTGTTAAATTCCATACCGCTATGAACGATGGCGAATATACGGAATACGATATTGTTATTGATACTAAAGCGGGAACATTCTCGTTGAAAGATAAGAAAGGAAATACTTTCTTATTAGATAGCAAACAAGATAAATTTATGGTTAATGCATTAAAAGAAATTGAAGGTACTGCTGGACAGGTTATTAATCTAAAAGCGCCGACAATTAATCTTGAAGGTAATGTTAATATTAAAGGTAATGTTAGTACTACCGGTAATACTAGCACACAAGGTAATGTCACAATGACTGGTAATTTTGATGTCAGTGGTAATGTTAACGCAAGTGGAACCGTTACCGATGGTGGCGGAAATACTAATCACCATTCTCATTAAAAATTACTGAAAAAGAAATATAGTTGATCAAGAAAATTAGGAGCGATAATGCAAGTAATGTTTAAGAACAAGCCAGCTTTTACGGAAGTTGATCCTTGTAAGATTTTCTATAATGTTGGATCTCTATTAGACATTCCTACCGGTAGATATGTTCGCGGTAAAAAAGGCGAGAACATTATGAATGGTGGTCTTAGTGTGTTTACCGCTATCATGGGTAAGGGTAACACTTATAAGACGAAGCTTGCACGTTATATGATGTTATCTGCTGCAAGTAAAGCAGCAGCGGCAGGCTTTCTACCCTATCTAAATACTTACGACACAGAGGTTAATGTTGATGTTGAACATTGTTTAAATCTCTCTCGTAAATTTGATATCTTTAAAGACATCGATCTTTGTAAAGAAGGTGCGTGGAGTATCACAGATAAAACTCACCACTTGGGTAATGAGTGGTTTAAGTTGTTAAAAGACTTCTTAAGAAATGAAAAAATTAAGAACGCTAAAAACTATACGCTAGAGACACCATTTCTAGATAAAGAAAATAAACCTATTCATGCTATCTTCCCATCGTTCGGTGATCTGGATAGTGTGTCAGAATTCAGCTGTGCTGATATCGAAGAAATTCAAAATAAAAATGAACTTGGTGATAGTGGTGGTAATACTATCCATATGCGTAATGGTCTTGCTAAGACACGATTGCTGATGGAGATTCCTCCTGTCTGTAATGCCGCATCGCATTATATCATCATGACAGCACACATCGGTAAAGATAGTACAATCGGTCAAAGCCCGATGGCTATGCCCGTTAGACAGCTTCCACACATGAAACCTGGTGAAGTTGTTAAGGGTGTCGCTGGTAAGTTCTTGTATCTATCCAATCTGTTATGGCAGACTATCTCTTCTTCTACATTTAACAATCAATCTACAAAAGGTCCTGAATATCCTAAGACACGTGATCGTGTTGATGAAGGTAGTTTCGATCTGAATCTTGTCACTGTTAAACTTGTCCGTAATAAGTCAGGTGCTAGTGGTTATAGTTTCAGCATTATTATTTCACAGACTGAAGGGGTTCTTCCTTCTCTGACTGAATTTCATTATGTTAAGGAAAGTGAGCGTTACGGCATTGAAGGTGGTCGTGATACTTACAATATGATCCTTTATCCCGATGTTAAGGTTGGCCGAACAACTGTCCGTAATCTGTTGGACACTGACCCGATGCTTCGTCGTGCAGTTAAGATCACTGCCGATCTTCTCCAAATCAAGACTTATTATAAAGAACTTGCGTTCGATGTTCCTGACGTTAAAGAACTTTATGAAAAACTTGGTAAAGAGTATGACTGGAAGGTTCTACTTAATACACGGGATTACTGGACGTTTAATCAATACGATCATCCTATCCCTTTCCTTTCCACCATGGATCTAATCGAAATGTACTATGATAAGTATGTTCCGTATTGGTTACCTAAGAAGAAGTGAGATGATAATGGATGAAAATATCCTTGTTCTACTTGAACAGCAAACTGAAAACTTTGCTGCAATGAAAAGTTTTTTGACAGAGAAAGGGTTGACTCCTTCGACTCTTTTTCTTTCTCAAACACTGAAAGGCATTGCTGAAGAAATTACTCATCGTAATGAGTTAATGATCGAGTGTTTTACTTATCTCGATCTAGTAAAAATTTATAGTTTAACAACATATAATGAACCCGAACATTTTACTGATAGCATTTTAAATATCATTACAACGAACAGGGTTATTACTGCTGAGAAGTTGATTATTAATAAGGAAGCGATTGATGACTTTCTTTTTACTTCCAAGGAGGGTATGCAGGATTTTCTATTGAACAATAAATTCTTGATTTCTTTGTATATCTTCTCGATGATTAACACGATTTTTTACAAACAAACCTGAGGTAATTCACCATGGCTCAACAAAAGAAAATGGATTTCAAGGATCTTCGTAAGAAGTTTCGTGCTTCTGCTCCCTTCAATCATCCGAATAACTTCGGTAAAGAAGGTGTGGACCACATCAATGTCAGTATTCAGTCTGAAACCCGTCTTGGTAAGATCTTTGATCCTGCCTATTTGAAGGTCATCAACTACAAACATATCGGTAAATTCAATTCCGTTATGAGCTTGTGGTATTGGATTCGTTCTTCGGATCTGGATGATTCCATTCGTCGTCTGACGGGTCGCAATCTGAAAACTTACGCCGAAGCTAATGGCGTGTTCAACAAGTTTGTTCCTAACTTCAAGGCTATCATCGCGCAAGCCACGTGGAACAAGATCAAGGGTTATCCTGGTATCCTCAAGGAAATCAAGGAACTCAATGCTGACGTCAAGCTGATCTCTTACCATGTTGTTAAGTCAAGTGGTCTGCGTATTTCTACGAGCTATGCTGCGCTGATCATCGACATCGCTGAACTGATCATTAAGGCTGTTAAGGAAGGTAAAGAACCTGACTTCACACCGTTCATCGATACCAAGGAAAAGGCTGGTATGGCTTTCCTGGAAGGCGTGCTTGAAAAGGTTATGTCGTCTGAAGTCATTGAACGTATGCGTGCAGCTGACGCTCATGATGAAGAAGAACCTGATTACGAACTGCCTGAAGCCGAAGTTGTTTCGCAACCCATTGAAGAAGTTGTTCCAGCTGAGCCAGCTGTACAGACTTCTGTTGATGAAGAACTTGTCGGTCAGTAATGTTTAATGCATGATAAGATGATCCAGTAGCTTTTGCTACTGGATCATTTTTTGATTAATAACTTAAAGGATATAGAGATGAACTGTCTTATCTACTCTATTAACGAGATAAACCATCAGATACCACAAGAACTATTACACGCTGCTTTCACTATTGATGACTCTGCCGACACAGTTAATCTTAACTCAGTTGACGATAAAATCCTAAGAAAACTTCTTCGTAAAAGAGTTTTACTTGATATGAATATTACAGGTGGTATTGAAACAACCATCGCTTTAAATAATGTTCAGCCTAGTTTCTATGAATATTTTTATACCATTTATCAAATCCCACCAGAAATGACGATGAATAAAGAAATCGTTTCTGCGCTTAATATCATGTTGATGCCAGGAAGTGGTACCTTTGGTCAAGGTGGATTAGCTGGTAATAGTTTCGGTGGTATGGGACAGATGAATAGCAATCCAATTATGAATGTTGCTAATCGAATTGGTAGTGCTGCTGCTCCGTCTGGTGTTCTTAGCAATGCACATTTAGAGATTGTTGGTTATAACACTATTCTTATCTATGCTAACTTCCGTGTTTTAACAAACTTTGGTGTTCGTGTGCTTTTAGAAAACGACAGTAATCTAAATAACATTCAACCAAGAAGTTATAAAGCTGTTAGCATGGCTTGTGTCTTAGCTGCTAAAGCTTATATTTATAACAAACTTATTATTCCTGTCAATAGTGGTTATCTTGCTTCTGGTCAAGATCTTGGAATGTTTAAGAGTATTCTTGAAAGTTATTCTGAAGCCGAGAATGATTATAGAACTTATTTACACGAACAGTTAGGTTCTATTCTATTTATGAACGACACAACTAGACACAATAAACTGATTGCTAGCATGATTAATCCCAGTCTGTAAATGAATATCAATTAGTTACATATTTAGTATTTGACTCAAGATAACACACATCTCTCACGGACTGCAATCCGTGAGAGATGTTTAACGTGTCAGGAGTCAGCCTGCTACAGCATTCTGTCTGTAGCTTCTTTTAATGTTCACTTTAGTGGAAAAAAGTAATGAAAAAACACATAAGCAATAAAGTATTGCATGGCAATACAGTCATCAAAAGAAGTTTGTCAGTAACTCCACAGCATGATGGTGGTGTTAAAAAGTTAATAGAAACTCTTTTTGCGAGCGGAAGATTCACTCAAGAAGAAGTAAGAATATATTCAGTCAAGAGAACATTTTATAAAATGTAATTAACTTATGTCTAAAATTAATACGTACATCGCTAAAAGCGATACATGTTAAGGAAGAGACAACAGTCTTTTTTCTTTTTTTGTTTTTTTAATATTTCTTTGTATTATATGATTATTTCAACCACATTAAACACATAGGTATTCAAAATGGATGCTAATAAATTAGAACGCAAACAGATCACCAAAGAAATCGATAACGTCATTAAGAATGGGTTTAATATTGATTCTTCGCATGATGAAGATTTCCTGAAGACTGCACAGTACAGCTGGGATGATCTGAATAAACTCAAAGAAGATCTTGGTTCACAGATTATCGAGTTCATGGGTCAGGTAAACGTTATTATTACCAACCGTGATATCATCGCTAACCTTGGTGATAATCTAGAACATTTTAATAAAGTTGTAGAATTGTTCTTTGCCGACATCAACAACTTTAGTTTTAAAGTTAAAGATATTCGTGTACAACACGATGGACGAACTGGTCACATCGATAACTTGAATGACTTTAATAACTATAACAGAATTGCTATTCAGTACCAATCACTTTTTGGTGAACTGGCTACACTGATGTCTCCAACTCTTGCGGATTTGATGTTGACAATTTCTGAAGTGGTTCCGGTTAACATGAATCAAGCAGTGATTGAACCTACCGTTCAAGAAGGTGAAAAACATGAGTGATCCTGTCGAACAACCCAATACACCGGAACCGGAAGCTATAGAATTTGATCCAGCGGACAATGTTGGGACAGTTGAAGTAGAAGCTGTTGTATTCGAGCCGGAAGCTGTTTCACCTGAAGAATTGATACAACCTGTTGTCGAAGTAGAAAAGACAGAACCACCTGTTGTCGAGAAGGTTCCTAATGCTACTTTGACTGATTCATGGTCTTCTGAAAAAACAGATTTCACTAAGTTTGCTTATACATTCTCTTTACCTTCTGTTGGATTACTTCCGTTCAATCTTAAAATTAATCAGTTTAAGAATCTTGATCTTGACGGTAACTCTCCTGCTTTAAAGGCTTGGAGAAAGTCAAATGAAGAAGCTATTGATTACTACACTCCTGGTGGTCTCTACCAAGAACGTTTCTTTGATGAAAAATCAAGATTTGGTCAAGGTGTAGAAACTAAAGAAGGTGAACTGAAAACAATCAGTCCGCTCAAGTTTAAACAAACAGATGGTGAACTGAAAGGTGAACTGGCTGTTTTAAAAGTTTCAAAACTGTTAGGTCTTGGTGATGTTCTATCTGTACCGCTTCCTCACTCAGGTATCTGGGTAACGATTAAGCCGCCTACAGAAAAGGATATGATTGATTTCTACAATAGTATCTTTAAGGAAAAGGTTACGTTGGGTCGTGCCACCTTTGGTTTGACTCTCACTAATTTTTCTGTTTATGTCAACAGAAAGTTATTTGACTTTATCCTGAAACATATTCACAGTGTTAACTATCAGGACATCAGTAAAAATGAACTGGATAACTACGTACTCATCCACGATTTTCCCATACTGGCTTGGGGATTTGCTGCCACTATCTATCCTAATGGGTTTGATTATCAGCGAGCTTGTATAAACGACATTGAACAATGTTCGTTTGTCGCTAAGGCTATTCTTAATATGTGCAAGCTGTTGTGGGTCGATAACAACAGTCTTACTGAAGCACAGAAAATTATTATGGCTGAAAATCGCCCGAATAAACTCGGGATTGACAGCTACCGTAAATATATCAGTGAACATGTTCGTGTGACAGGTTCTGAATTCCAGCTGAAGGAAAATATTAAATTTAAGCTTCGTGTTCCTACATTCGCTGAATATACTGCGGACGGCATGGCGTGGATCAACAAGATTAACTCAGCTATCGATTCATTCATTGTTGAAGAAGGTGATGAAGCAGAAGCTAAGGGACAGTTGCTCGATCAATATGTTCGTTCTTCTATTCTTCGACAGTTTAATCATTTTATCGATTACATTGAGATCGATGATAACGTTATTAATGAACGTTCTACAATTAATGAAGTACTTGAAGTCTTCTCTGCTGACGATTCACTTCGTTCAGTTATCACAAATAAGATTCTTGAGTTCAAAGCAAACACCACAATTGGTCTGGTAGGTATTCCTGACTATAAGTGCCCTAACTGCGGACATCCTCAGAACAACGAAATTGTAAATGAAAAACTTACTAGCGTTATTCCGTTGGATGTAATGAACCTTTTTTTTACATTAATTACTCTCCGTATCTCGAAAATAATGGAGAGGGAAGTATAAAATATATTGCCAGTTATGGTTTTGGTAATCACATCGACTTTGATCGATTTATTCGTGATACATTAGCGAACATTAAAAGTGAAAGTGTTCCTAATTATATTTATGGTCAACAGTTATTTATAGAACTTTACGAGACTACATTTGGTATCTGTGATCACGTAAACAACACTAATCCATTAGCTTCAGTGCAGTTTAACAATGCAGAGAACTATTTGAAAGATTATTTGTTTGACGGTTATTTATCTACATTTTTATTTAAAGAACTTAGTAAAAAGTTAGGGATGTCATTTGATGATTTTCTTAATAGACCTAAGTTTGAGATAGAAACAATTATGCGTGTTGTCGATGACACCGACAAAAAGAAGAATCGTATTAATGAAAATGTCTTAAAGGAATTAGAGAACTCTGCTCCTAAGATAACTCCTCCGAGTACATAATAACAGAGATACCACTGGGAACTCCAGTGGTATCTTTTTCAACTTAATTCAAAAGGAAAGAACATGCCGTACATCAATAACAAAACTGGAAATATGTATTTAGTTATACGAGATGCAATAAACTGTAATAATACAAGGGATAATGACGATGATGAATGTATCATCTATACTCGTTATGAAGGTAGATTTATCAGATTAAGATTATTTATTATTAGACTTTTGTTACCAGATGCTATGTTTGTTCGTATTGAAAAAGAGTTTAATGAAAAGTTTACAAAGATAGAATAGTTTTTTATTTTTTCTAAAATGGCGTGATGATAAATTGGAGATAACTATGTGGTTTGTTCAAGAAATCCTTCCATGGATACTTAGTGCTATAACTATTTATATGGCAGTTCTCACCGGTAATAAACATCCTAAGGCTTGGTTGCTTGGTTTGTTTAATCAGTTCTTTTGGTTGATCTGGATTGTTGTTACAGCGACATGGGGTTTTTTACCTATGAACATTGCGTTCTGGATTGTTTATTATCGCAACCATTTGAAGTGGAATAAGGTGCAGCATGGACTCTGATCTCACTGGTAAATCTCACACCAATGTTAAGTTTACTGGATCTCTTACGGTAAATAATGGTGTTAAAATTCAGGTTAATGGTTTTCAAGTTCGAGCTGAAAAACCTCAAAAATTAAAAGTTACTTATAACGCTTTACAGTATGAGTTGTCCGATATAGAAGGACACTTAGTTTTAAATAGAGTTTATGAATGAGTAAGAAGTTGACTTCTACATTTGGACTTATAAAATTATCAGAAGAGTCTGGTGAGTTACAACAAGCTGTTAGTAAACAGTTACTTAAAAATAACGCGTGTACAAAAGAAAAATTAGAAGAAGAAATAGCAGATGTATTAGCTGCTGCAAAAATAGTTATAGATAGATTAAATTTAGATGAAGATAAAATAAATAAAAGAGTCTTAGAAAAGCTTGATAAGTATGATACCTATAAGTTAATTATAGATGTCGAAACTGGTATAGTAATTTCATAGGTGAAAGAATGGCTAAAGAGATTCTCCGAAAGGAAATACGTTTTGCATTCCATATCCCACGATCCGATTATCGTGAAGATATGCACTACGTTAAAGAACAAATTACATATACAGATGGTACGATTGAACCGAAGAGTTTCTTAGTTAAGGATTTTCAAAGACCTGTCTGGGTAACTCAACAAGCTTTTCGTAACCATAAAGAAAAGAAAGAGTTTGAAGAAAAAGAACGACTGATGTGTCAAAACACAATTCAGTCTGATATTAATAAGACAGTTGCTGGATTGCTTGGTCAACCACATTTTGCTAATAAGCCGGATGAGATCAAGAATTCTCCATATGTTTATGGTTATGATATCACATCAACGTCACTTATTAAATACACCAGTCTGAGACGAAATGAATTTGTCCAGTCCAATTATAAAGTATCTGCATTCGACATTGAAACAGATATCGCAACACGTGAAGTTATTATTGCCACTATTTGTTTCGGTGATAAAATACATTCATCTATTCTTAAGAAGTTTGTTAGAAATGTTACTAATCTTGAGAAACGTGTTGAAACAGCAATTGACTATTACATTCCTAAATATAAAAATCATGAAGTCACACTTCGAGTCTTTGACAATGAAGTTGATCTATTAACTGATGTGTTTCAAGTTGCTAATGAATGGGGTCCTGACTTCCTTGCTATTTGGAATATGGACTTCGACATACCTAGAATCTTGGAGCGTCTCAAAGAAGCTAACGTTAATCCTGTTGATGTTCTTTGTGATAAAACGATACCTAGAAAATATCGTACATGTCGTTATAAACAAGGTATCAAGAAAAAGGTTACTGCATCTGGTGTAGTTAAACCTATTAACCCAAGCCTACAGTGGCATACTCTATTTTGTACTTCTAAGTTTTATGTTATCGATGCAATGTGTGTTTACCGTCAGCTTCGTATGGCTAAACAAGAAGAACAAAGTTATTCGCTTGACTCTATTCTTCGTAAAGAAGAAATTGGTGAAAAGCTAAAGTTTAAAGAAGCTGAAAAGTATTCTGGAGAAAAACTCCATATATTCTTGCAAGAAAATTATCCAGTAGAATATCTTATTTATAACTTTTACGACTGCTTAGGTATGTTGGAGTTAGATGATAAAATTAAGGACTTGACAAGTACACTTCCTTCATTTGCTGCTATCACTGACTTTGCTAAGTTCAATTCTAATCCTAAGAAGATTGTCGATGCTCTTTTCCTTTTTGGTTTGGAACGAGACCGTGTTATTGGTACCGTACCTAAACAAGCAAGACCTGAAGAAGAGCTTGAAGCAGAAGGTATAGAGACAGACGAAGAGGATGATGAAGAAGACGACGAGTACGATGTCAAGAAGTATAACACATTGGACTTAAAAGGTTGGATTCAGTTACTTCCTCAGAACTTACTGTTAGCTGAAGGTCTTAAGGTTCTAGAAGAATACCCGGATGTTGTTACTAATCTTCGTGGTGTTGTTTGTGACCAAGATGCTACAGCTGCTTATCCTTCTTGCACACAAGTCGGTAATGTTTCAAAAGAAACTTGTGTTACTGAAATTATTAAAATCGATGGTGTCCGTGAGGATATCTTTAGAGAGATGAATCTGAGTATTTGTTTAGGTAATGCGAATATGATCGAGTATTTTACAGTAATGTTTGGCATGCCCACGTTTTTTGAAATGGAAGAACAGGGTTTACTTGATTAAGTGTTTTATATCCCGATAATACTGTGATGGTATTATCGGGATATTTCTATGAGAAAATTAACTCAAGAAGAAGTTATTAAAAAATTTATAGAAGTACATGGGTATAGATTTGATTATAGTAAAGTAGTTTATGAAAAATCATTAATCAAGGTTTGTATTATCTGTAAAGAACATGGTGAGTTTTGGCAAACCCCAGCCGACCACTTAACAGGTTATGGTTGTCCTAAATGTAAAGGTAAACTAATATCTAACAAATTAAAATATTCAGTTGAAGAATTTAAACAAAAAGCTTTTGAAGTGCATGGTAATAAATTTGATTATACATTTTTCGAATTTGAAAATAGTTATAGTAAAAGTAAGATAAAGTGTAACACTTGTAAAACTATATTTAACCAGAGAGCTAATGCTCATTTACTAGGACAAGGTTGCCCCAAATGTTCAGCTAAAAAAGTTGGTTCTTATAATAAGTCAAACACACAAGAATTTATAAAAAAGGCTATAGCTATTTACGGTGATAAAAATGATTATTCTAAAACAGAATATAAAGACAGTTATACAAAAGTATGTGTTACCTGTCTGATAGATGAACATGGTGATTTTTGGGTGACGCCTAACAACCATTTAAATAAAAAATCTAATTGTCCTAAGTGTAATCTTTCTAAAGGCGAATTAGCTATTAAAACAATTTTAGATAAACATAATATAAAATATATACATCAGTATAGAATACCAGAAGTTATAAATAGATATGAATATGATTTTTATCTCCCTGAATACAAAACACTTATAGAGTTTCATGGTATCCAGCATTATGAACCTATTGAGTTCTTTGGTGGTGAAGATAACTTAAGTTACGTAAAACGTAATGATGAGATTAAAAAACATTTAGCAGATCTTTATAAATATAGATTTTTGGAGTTTAACTATAAACAATTTAAGTTTATGTCACCGTGTCAATTTGAAACATTTACTAAACAAAGAATAATTAATTATTTGGGAAGACTGTAGATTCAGTGTGTTTTTGCGGGCGCATTGGATTGATCTGGTGGCGGCTAGAGTTGTTTTCCTTGTTTTCTCTCTCCTTTTTGATGGGATTAACTACCAGAGGGAAATACCCTCTGGTAGTCTTTTCTTACTAGTTTCGTTCATTTTTTGAATTAATTATTTCCGGCCAAAGGTTTCTATGAAAACAATTTCACAGGAGATGATAAAGTATCAGAATAGTGATACTTTTCCTCAGAAGCTTACAGAAAAGATAGAATATGTCTATAAAGAAATTGAGAACAATATCTATATGGACAATAAGACCTTGACTGAAAAGTCAGGTTATATTAAAGAGATTCAGACATTGATCTGTAATCGTTTTAATATGAATATCATATTTGATAAAGAACTACATGTTTTTTATCCTGCTGCGATCATTCCATTCTTCAGTGACTATCTTTCTGATCTAAGTAGCCTAAAGAATATTGGTAGCGATAAGTTCTCTGCTATCTTTAAATTTAATAGCGTGTATAAACATGTTAATGAGCTTGAGAAAGAAAAGAAAGCAATTCTTGCCAAGTTACATAACCGTAAAGGTTACATTGACATGAAGCATGCTCGGGTAGGTGGATATCTATCTGAAATTAAACACTATCTTATTATCGATTTCTTTGCTCTTAAGAAGTCTGAAATTGAACCTTCTGAACTGACTGCTATTATTTTACATGAGATTGGTCATGCTTTTGGTGGTCTTGAGTATCACCATAAACTTGAAACAACCAATTCAACTATTGCAGATATCCTTAACGAGATGAATAACAATAATCCCGATAAGGCTGTTTATATCTTTAAGAAACATTTTTCACAAAAAGAATTTGAAGAAATTAGTGTCGGTAGTTCTAATGAGATCAATGATTTCTATGGCAAGATTGCACTCGCTTATTTAGATGGAATCAAAACTCAAATGGGGAACTCTAAATATGACGAAACTAACTTTGAAAATCTTGCTGATAGTTTTGCTACTCGTTTTAATTTAGGTAAAGAACTCGTCAGTGGTTTAAATAAACTTAATAAAAGTTATGGGTTGGTGTATGAAAACAACCGTATGACATATAGCATTTTGTTATTTGTCAACCTTTTATTAAATATTTTATTCATTGCTTTATTTAAAATTCCTGGTGCTATCATAATGATGGCAATCATGGTTGTGCTATATAATTCCGATAACAGCAACATGACTTATGATTTTCCGTTAGAACGATACAATCGTGTTAAGAACGGAATCATTAATAACTTAAAGAATATTAATTTACCGGAAGAGTTTGTTAAAGAACTTCTTTTACAATTTGTTTTCATTAATGAGACAATTGAAAAGTCAATGTACTTTAAAGATGTTAAAAGTCATATTGCGGATATTCTGTTATCCAGCAATCGTAACAATAATTACTATATTAATCTACAGCAGTCTATTGAAAATAATCTGAATAATCTTCTCTTTGTCAAAGCACAAGAACTTAAGGTAAACTAAGGAGTGAACATGTACCAACTTTCCCAAGATCTCACGAACAAATTAAATGCCCTTAATCAGCGTATGCTTCAAAAGGGTGAAGTCTTTTTGCTGGCTAAAGCTATCGCTGATGCATTGCCGTTAATGCCTGCTGATGAAGACAATGTCAAGTTGTTCATCATCAATCATAAACGCATGATTGATGAAGTTGTCTGGTGCTTGAACTCATACTCTTATCTGAGCGATGACGCCGTTATCACTTTAGAAAAGCTTGTTTGTGATTTAACCCTCTGGCGTGCATCTGTTGCATATAATCCGCCTGCTACCTTCTTCCGTGATTGTCCTAACTCGGTCATTGATGATATCTCTAATCTGCCGCGCTATGTTGATGTCTCACATATGTGCGCAGTGGGTGATATTATTAATAATGCTAACTACCTCTCTGGTCTTTTCCGTTGCTTCGTCAGCGAGATTAAATCAAAGATGGTAACTGATAGTAGTGCCGATGGTGCTATTGCAGGATAATCGACATGAGCTTAGGTGAGCTGTTGGATGACCTTAATAAAGATGTAACAAATATTGATACTAGCGAAACTAGTATTGCTACTGAAAATATAGTTATCACTGATGCTAAGAAAGACGGTAATCAGTTTAATATACAACGTTTCTCTAAAAATACGCTTGATCGTGTTAACAATATGTTTAACTTGATTATTCTAAAACAAAATGTTGCAAACATGCCGCGTGTTGATCGCACAGTTGCTTTAGAAGTATTTACTATGCTTCCTGATGTTGGTAAAGTTGAACAAGCTAAACTGACTACAGCACCTTCTATTATTAATAAAGAAATTATGGAACGAGTTTTTAATTCCAATATTGAACATAAAATGAGTCTTGATGTTACAGACAAACTTTATGAACTTGAAGCTCTTATTCAAAATCATCTTCCGATGATTGATAACCTGGTTAATTATTTTCAAACATTCAATTCTGCTGTTGAATCAAAGGCTGAAGTCTTCAAGACAAATCCGCCATTGGTTTTAGAGTTCAAAGCCTATACTCGTGAAAACGAAGAAAACGCTACTCGTAACATCGATCTTTATACAGAAAAGTTTACTGTCATTAATCAAATTGAAGATAGTAAAGTTGAATATCCAAAATACGCAGGGACACTAACTAATAAGTATGCTGATATTTATTATGGTGATACCCTTAAGCTTCTTTATGAATCACTTATTTATGTACCTAATTTAGCTGAATTATCTTTATCATCATTTGTTCAAGTGGGTAAGTCATCGGTTGAATCTTTAAACAGATACAAAGAAGACTTGACTCGTTATTTATCAGGACTTGATTCTGTCAAAAAACAAGAAGCCGAGTTGAATTCAGAAACTATTGACTTTGTTAATGGTTATGAAGACATGGCATTGAAACTTGAAACAATCGGTAAACTGAAATCTATTATTGAAACCAAAGATAACTGTTTCGAAAAAGCAGCAGAATTGATTGAGTTTATAGACTAATATAACAGAGAGAGGGTGACCTCTCTCTGTTATTTAATTTAGCATCATTTGACCTTAAAACACGGCGTTTCTTTTACATAGTTATCTGACTTGACAGGAGTTAAACATGAGAGCTAGAGTTTACTCGAACGGTGGTAATAGCACCGGCGGTTTTACTTTTAATGGCGGTACCTTAATCGGTACTCTGATTCTGGCTGGTAACCCTAGCGAACCTCTTGAAGCTGCGTCAAAGCAGTATCTTGATTCATCGCTAGTTAACTTAAATGCTAGTAACATTTCTTCTGGTATTCTTCCGTCTGGACGTTTACCTACCTTTGTTGGCGATTTAGTTAAGCCGGCAGGTTCATCAACTATTAACTTAGCACCTATTGGTGTTGTTGCTGGTGATTACATTAAACCTACTGTTGACGCCAAAGGTCGTGTTACAGGTGGTTCTAGTTTGGTTGAAGCTGATATTCCTAACATCAGCTGGGATAAAGTTAGTCTTAATCGTCCCACTACGCTTTCTGGATATGGTATTAATAACGCCATTCCTTTATCTGGCGGAACGTTAACTGGTTTCTTAAGTTTTAATGGTTCTGTCACTGGTAGTTTGCAAGCTGTCACCAAACAGTATATTGATGTGACACTTAGTTCTGCCTCCGGTATTGCTATTGGTGATATTATTCGTAAACCTTATAGCACGACACCTCCTGGTTTTTTCAAGTGTAACGGTGCTGAAGTTGATAAGACTACTTATAATTCACTGTACGCTACTATAGGTGATCGTTTTAGTAAACAAATAAATGCTGGTTCTGGTCAACCTTGGAGTCAGCAGTATGTTATAAATGAAATACAAAATAATGATATAAATAATTGGATCACAGGCACAGCATTACCAGCTCCATTATACAGTGTAAAAAGTATTGTAACGAAGAACCGTGTTTATTTAATTGGTGGTGCAAATAGTACAGTAGGTTCTGTTTCTACAGTTTATACTGCACCTATTAATAGTGACGGTACGCTAGGTAATTGGGTTGCTGGAACTTCTCTACCTGGTGTTATGGCACATTCATCGATTATTATTACCAAAAATAGAGTTTATCTACTTGGTGGTTGGAACACTAATGCAGTTTATACTGCTTCAGTTAATAGTGATGGTACATTAGGTACTTGGACTACTGGTACAGCTCTACCTGGTATTTTTGATGATTCATCAGTAATTGTTACTAAGAATAGAGTATATCTCTTAGGTGGAAGACATGGAAATGGTGGTGTTTGGTATAACATTGTTTATACATCTGTTATTAGTAGCGACGGAACATTAGGGTCTTGGATAATAGGAACTTCATTACCGGGTATTTTAGCATCTTCACAAGCTATTGTTACTAATAATAGGGTTTATCTTGTTGGTGGTGCTATTGCTGGAACTACTAGTGTTTCAACAGTCTATACAGCTCCGATCAATCCGGATGGTACCTTAGGATCTTGGACCATAGGAACATCGTTACCTGGACCTTTACAGGGTTCACAAGCTATTGTCACTAAGAATCGTGTTTACCTTCTTGGTGGATATATTAATGGTAATGTTGTTTCTACAGTTTATACTGCACCTATTAATAGTGACGGTACTTTGGGTGTTTGGACTACAGGTACAACTCTACCTAGTGCTTTACAGCTATCATCTGTCATTATTACAAAGAATCGTATTTATTTATTAGGTGGTTATACAACTCAAGCTATTTCGACAGTTTATACTGCTAGTATTTCTGGTGGTTTGAATGATTATTCAGCTTACTATAGCTCGGATGTAACTAACTATATGATGCCTGGTTCTGGCAGACCTTGGCAACAACAATACCAAATTAATGAAACTCAGACTAGCGATATAACTGGATGGAACTCTAATTCTTCAGTATTACCAACTGGTGTATCTTTATCACAAATAGTTGTCACTAAGAATAGAGTTTATGTTCTTGGTGGTTATGGAACCATACCAACATCTATAGTTTATACTGCTACTATTAATAGTGACGGCACATTAGGTGTATGGTCAACAGATACTTCATTACCTGTCACTCTGTCACATTCATGTAGTATTGTTACTAAAAATAGAATATATTTATTCGGGGGGTTAAGTGTTTCTAACAGTATTTCTACTGTTTATACTGCTCCTATTAATGCTGATGGCACATTAGGTACATGGACAACAAGTACCGCATTGCCTGTTAATCTTTCACATTCAAAGGCATTAATTACTAAAAATAGAGTATATTTATTAGGTGGTATATCTAATGGAATAATTACTTCTACTATTTATACTGCTCCTATCAATGCTGATGGTACTTTAGGAACATGGGTTAATAGCGGTACATTACCTGTTGGTACTTTCGAAAATGAAGCATTTATTACTAAAAATCGTGTTTACATAGTAGGCGGACACACTGGGTGGACTTCTCCTGTTGTTTCGACTATTTATACCGCTACTATTAACTCTGATGGAATAATAGGACCATGGACAACAGCAACACCTTTACCCATTGCCTTTGGTTCTTCATCTGCCTTTATTACTAAAAATCGTGTTTATCTATTTGGTGGGCATAATGGTACTAGTGTTATTTCTACTGTTTATGTAGCATCAATTAATTCTGATGGTACATTGGGCACTTGGGTGGTAAGTAATTCTTTACCAGGTGCTTTATGTCAAAGTAAATGTATATGTGTTAAAAATAGAGTATATTTAATAGGAGGATTTAATGGTACTAATGATAGTACAATAATTTATTCAGCTTCTATTCTTGAAGGTAAGAATGATTACTCTTCTTACTATGATGGCACTATTACTTCGGCAACTTTAATTGATAATTCAACAACTTTTGCTCTGCCTGATTTAACACAGAGTGAAAAGTTTGACACTGTAAGTTATATCAAGTACTAAGATAAAGAGTCCAAGAGAGGGATCACTCCCTCTCTTGGATATCTTATTTTACGTCTTTACAAAGTTAACCTGGATGTCTTCTTTTATTTTCAATAATTTGATTATTAAAGGAACTATTATGTCTAAGAAACTAACCTTAGAAGAATTTATTCAAAAAGCTATTTTAATACATGGTATTATATATGATTATTCAAAAGTAATATATGTTAACAGTTGGACTAAAGTTTGTATTATATGTCCTATTCATGGTGAGTTCTGGCAAACTCCTAACAATCATCTAAGAGAACAAGGGTGTTATAAATGTAATATGCTATTATTTAATGAAAAAAGAAAATTAACAATACAACAATTTATACAAAAAGCCATAAAAATTCATGGTAATAAATACGGATATAATAAAATACATATACTAAATGGCAATTTAACAAAAGTAAATATTGATTGCCCTACACATGGTGAATTTATTCAAATAGCCTCTAATCATTTAAGAGGTAAAGGATGCCCTTATTGTAGTAATAATAAAAATTATACAACTGAAGAATTTATAAGTAAAGCTATAAGTATACATGGTTTAATATTTGATTATAGTGAAACCAACTATATAAATTCATATACTAAGGTAAAAATCATCTGCCCTAAACATGGTGAGTTTTATCAAGTACCTGGAAGTCATTTATCAGGAACTGGATGTCCTAAATGTAAATCATCTAAGGGTGAAAGATTTTTAATAAAAATTCTAGAAGAAAATAATATAAAGTATAAACATCAATATATCATACCAAACCAATCAACTTTATATAGATATGATTTTTATCTACCAGAACTAAATATACTTATAGAGTTTCATGGTGGTCAACATTATAAACCTATAAAACATTTTGGTGGTATAGATTATTTTAACTATATTAAAGAATGTGACGCATTTAAGCAAAGTCTCGCTAGAGAATATAAAATACCAATTATTTATTTTAATTATAAACATTTAAGACAATCTAGAAAACAATTTGAAGAGTTAGTAGTAGAAACTTTAAATAAGCAAATTAAGAGATAGGTGACTTAGTCACCTATCTCTTTTTAACTATGATTTAATGAACGAAACAATGATGTCTTCTTTAAGGTCGTAACCATCGGTATCAACAGTTAAAACCTTATTCAGACTAATACGATAGTTAGTATTAACCAGTTCAATAAACTCTTCATTGAGTTCAGTAAACTTAGGAATACTAATGCTTCTTACATATTCCTTTAACTTAGTGTATAGAATGTCTAACAACGCAGTCTTACTATAAACTGTGTTATCAGACAAATACTGATCAATCTGATCGATGATCGTGTACTCGATATTATCACGAATGTTTACATCGTTATAAATGTTTTCACTTACGTTTACATCAACAATAAAGGACTGCAAACAAGAAATGTTAACAGTACGATAAGGTGTTTTAACCGTTGTGATATTGATATTCTTAGGAACAACAACATATGCTTCTGTGTTTTCCAAGAGTTGTTCTTGAACAGCAACAGCGTTATTAGTAATATTCTCAGTCAGATAAGACTTAATTTGTTTCTTGTAATCAGAGGTGTTCTTCTTATTAGCAAGATGTGCACGATAATCAATAAAGAGAAGATTGATAAAACGATTAAGTTCAAGTGCATTGATAGGAATAGGTTTGTTATTCTCATCAAGTTTAATATCACCTTTACGATGTTTATAAACAACAATACCATCACCGTCAAAGACAGGATCATTTACCATATGAATGACACTATTGTCAGCACCATAAACATGAGCTGTGTATAAGAGCGGAATGTCTTCGTTATAAGTTTCATAGTCGTAGTTACCAGTGCTAGTATGCACTTGGTTATAAAGATACTTAAGATGACTACAGAACTTCAGATTGATTTCTTCAAGCGTCACCACACACTTATTAATAGCAAGGTAACTGTTAAAGATATAGTTATCCAACTCACCTGAAACATAAGCAGGTGGAATTGTATTGCTGACATAAATAATTTCTAACTTAGATTCTAAGTCTATAAAAATGTTAGCTTGGTTATTATTAATATCACGGAAATTAGTAACATTAAGACGATTATACTTATCAATGAAGAAATTTGTATCAATATTAAAACGATACACTGGATTATTGTTGATCTCTGTATAGAGACTACTTTCTAAGAAGAAACGACTATTGTTATTATCTGTATAAACAAGATAAGGTTTAACATTCGTTTCATTTATTGTGTTAACATATTTCTTCAAATTGACAAGAACATTGATCATATAACCAGAACTAGTCTTTGCTATACTTGTATTTGTGGTGTTAATACCAACACGAGCAGTCGGGTTAAACTCCTTAAAGTTCATACGAACAACAGCTGGTGAAGAAACCTCATAAGGTCTTAGTTCTGTTTCATTACTAGATGTATCGATAACATAATGATACATTGTTGATAGATAAACATTGTTATTAACTTCAGTAGCCAACGCAATATCACTTAAAGAAGTTAAAGCATTATATTCTTGTTGAGTTAACATTTTCAAACCTTCTAATGTCAACTTAAAGATAGAGTTCTCGGGAACAATTGTAGAGTATTGATCAACGTCAACAACATTGTTACCATTATTCTTAAGATTAGAAATAGTTGTTTTATATTCAATGATATCAAGATTGATTTTTGTAATTGGATAACGTGTGCTAGCTTTTGGAATATTTGTTTCAAGTAGGAAGACACGGTTTGTAACCACGTCAATATCTTTAATAAGTCTAAAGTTACCCTGTTGAACAGAGTATTCTTTTTGTTTATTAGTAATCGGTAATTGACGATCACCGATGCTATTATTGATAACAGCTTCTTTAACTTGATCAAATGTCAGATTATCACGACCACCGACAATTTTATCTTTTAGGAAAATAGCTTTACTAATTAACTGTAAAGGTTCTGTTTGTGTGTCAAGTTCTTCATCAGGGAACACAGGGTTGTATTCTGTTGAGAAATTGCTAATCGTAAAGTCATTGAAGTTAACATTGATATATCCATTAGTCGTATAAATCAAAAACTTGACTTTGGATTCAATGGCATCTGTGTTAATATAAATAGGAGGAACGTAGTATTCAACGGCGTTCTCATTTTGAAGAACTTTAACAATACAAGTAGGTTTATAAATATCGTAAACTTCATCCGTATGCGTAACCAGCATTTCATTCCAAACACCACCCTTCATATAGAAGGCACGGAAGTAATAGAACTTTCTCTTAGGATTAAAGGTTAACTTATTCTTAAAGAGTTTAGATTTCTCGATAGGAATTTCAACAGGTTCAATATCAACTTCTGGAAGTTTCAAATCAAACGTGATATATGTTTCATTTTGATTAACATTGTATATATTAAAATTAATGTAGTTTGTTTCAACAGGGAAGATATTATTGAAGTCTTGATTTTCAAACTTAACATCAATAACACCAGTCTCTGTTAAACGAATAACAATAGCAGAGGTTAATGTGAATATATACTTATCAACAGTAACCTTAAGGTGTCTTGGTAATTTAAGGACGTATTCTTTTTGAATAGGATCATACGCTGCTTTGGTTTTGAAGTCATTGAAAAGAATATTGAACTTCACAATACCAAACGACGGCTCAGAGAAGATACCTAAATAATCATAGTCCGACATATGCAGATACAGATCACTTTCTGTATTTGCAAGTCTTGGATAAAGCTTTCTAGTTAATAACGTATATTCTTGAATAGCAAAAGCTGTATTAAGTGCACTTGTCTCTAACAGATATGTAAATGGATTAGAAGGATCTGTGATCTCAACCTTTCCATCCAGCATATCCGTCAGTCTGTTTAATGATATATTTAAAATACCATTGGGATGATATTTGTAAAGACTTAGTTTATCAAGCTCATTGGCTATGTTTAAACTATTAGTAGGTGTAATGTCCGGCATTAGAAGACTCCTTCTTCAATCTGTTTCTGATGTGATATGTTAAATAAAAGACGTGTCATCTTCAATCTGTCCAAAATCATCTACCATGTCATCGACTGAGCCTAAACCAACTGACTCAATCATGTCTTTAACATCTTTCTGTGCTGATGTTCTAAACCTTCTTTCATCAACCCACCATTCAAGTTCATTAGTGATTAAGTTGATATAAGGATAAGCTCTGTGATTAACAGCAAAGAAACTATTGCTGAAAACACTAGTGTCCATAGACATAGCTAAAAAATGAGGAATCTTAACAAATGTCGATCCAGGAATTTTGTAAACTACTGTTCCGTCATCTCTGGCTTTAAATGAATCACTTCCCGAACCTAGGTCTGACTCCAAAACCTTCCGCATACCTGCGTTAAAGATCGCTGTTGTCTTATTAAACTCCAGCTTAAGGATATCTTCAAAGGCAATGAATCCCATGCTCCTGAAGCGAATATTGATTTCTGTATTTCTTGTGTTAAAAGGTGTGTCAACATTAAAGTCAAACAAAGAACCAGTTGGAACATTGATCGGAAAACTTGCACCAGTTGCTCCGATATATGTCACATATCTTTTCTGTTGATCCAACACAAGACGATAGATTCGAGTATTGTAATCAATTTCATTTTCTGTAATCATATCAATATAAGGATTCAGAATTCCTTCAAAGACAAGACTCTGATATTTAATCCAAATATAGAAGAAGTAAATAAGAGGGTTACCCTTTGTATTTTTAAAGGTAACATCTAAATCAAAACTTTCATAGTGGTTGGTAACACCGTCTACAAAGCTATGTTCTTCACCAAACTGACCTGCTTCACTTGTGTAAGTGGGAACTGTCATATCAGGCCAACCTGACAGTGACTGAACGTTATTAGTGAGAATGGGAATGAATGGATTATTCATATCAACAAACGGACAGATTAACTGACCATTATGTTGTAGTCTTGGATCAAGCATTAAACGAGTAAATGCTTGATAGCTTAAACTATTGTCAGTTAATAAATTATAAAATCCTCTATAGTTTGTAACATTCAGTCGAGTCAGATTTAACTGTGGTCTTGTAAAAAATGTAAAACCATACATATCTTTAGCACGAGGAACAGGGTTACCTGTCTGTCTAAAGTTGATGCCGTACATGTTATTACCGATGGCTTTTGAGACTGAACCTATCGGCATATTTTCTAACATTTGGTCAATTGAGGAACTGATTACAACCTCTTGACCCGCTGAGGGATCTTGCGCCATGATTTCGCCTTAAAATAGTTTGACTTTTCAACCGATTTAACTTGAATTAAATTAGTAATCTTGAAACACTGGAGAATAAAAAATGGCAAATTCTAATGGCGAACCAACATTCCTGGAAATCCTTCGGAATGTGGTAGTAACCTACAAGGGAACTGTTGGTGACCCAGTATCTTTAGCAGATATTTCAAAAATCGCCAGAGTAGAACCCATCACTTTAATCTCGTCAAATCTGTCGGGAACTAAAGAACTGTATAACATCCTTCACGGTGTTCTTAATATCTACGCTGCTTTTTATCTGCAAGCAGTTCATATTCTTTCAGCACAACTATCTGATGTTCGTATTCTTAAGATTCTTGATAAGACCAATCCTGATCGTGATATGAAGACGTTATTGACTTCCGGTTACACAGCGATGGAAGGTCGTGATAATAACAATGTTCAAACTCTTTCTCTTGAGAATTGTAAGTTTAAACTTCCGATGCTGAAAACAGATGGTTCACCTAAGTTTGCATTTGAGTCTATCTTTGACGAAGACCAAGGTGCACATTTGAGTAGCTCTATCCAGAAGCTTGAAACATTTGAAAAAATGGGTGCGGCTGTCGGTAAAGTTATCGAAGTTAAGTTTACAGTTCGTGGTAACGATTCCAAGAATTCTGACGAAGTTGCTATTCCTGTTGTTGTTAAACTTGACAACATGATTATTCCTGCTGATGTTATCGACCAAATTCTTACTGCTAATGCAGATGAGATTACACTCGGTAGTCGTTTCAAAGACGCTATTGCTGGTCGCATTGGCTTCATTAAAGATTTCATTCTGTGTTCTGATCTGATCAAGAGCCAGAAGAAGACTATGATTAAAGATCCGACAAATTACTATAATCAACTGCTTAAACGAATCAATAACTCGAGACTATATTCTGCTTTAAGTGGTAACATTTCGTTAGCTGGTGTAAGCTCTATAGCCGTTATATCTGAAGAAGATGAATCTTATATCCAAAAACAAATAGGTGGTAAACTTACTAATTTATCCACAAGAGAAATAATTTTTAATAATAGTTCTTGTATGATGGTTGTAGTTGTGGATAAAGAATGGGAAAGAGTGAGTATTTATATTCGTGATATTGATGGATTTTCACAGAACTCATTTGAATCATTCAAGTCTTCTGCTCAACAAGGTAGCGGTCCACAAATTCAAGATATATTAAAGGCATTTACAATGGGTAATGCTCCATCATTTTGATAATAATTAAGACAGAGTCCTTGATAGGACTCTGTCTTTTTTAGAATTTAATTTAATAACATATATAATAATTAGTTAGATATTAGGAGTTAAGAATGAGGAAATTAACTAATGAACAATTTATAGAAAAAGCAAGAGCTATATATGGAAATCGATTTAACTACTCAAAAGTTATTTATTTAGGTAATAAAATAAAAGTTATTATTATCTGTTCTATACATGGAGAATTTAGTCAAACACCATCTGACCACTTAGCTGGATATAGTTGTCCTGGATGTAAAGCAGATAAAATAGGTAATTTAAAAAGACTTACAATAGGTCAATATATCGAGAAAGCTAATAAAGTACATAACAATAAATTTGGTTATGATAATTTTATATATAAAGGCAGCACTGAAAAAAGTATTTTTACTTGTCACGAACATGGAGATTTTGAACAAGAGGCTAACTCACATTTACAAGGAATTGGTTGTCCTAAATGTTGTAATGAAGGTAAACGTTTACGTTTTTTATTAACACAAGAAGAAATTATAAAGAGATTTATAGAAGTGCACGATGATCTATATGGTTACAATAATGTAGATTATAAAGGTATAGACACGTGTGTAATTATTGATTGTAAAGTTAATGATCATGGAGAGTTTGAACAAACTCCTTATCTTCATTTAACAGGACACGGTTGTCCTAAGTGTAAATCTTCTAAAGGTGAATTAGCTTTAATTAAAATATTTAAGAAACATAATATAAATTTTAAGCATCAATTTAAGTTTGATAAGTATAAGAAGTTAAGATATGATTTCTATTTGAAAGATCTTAATATCTTAGTTGAGTTTCACGGTGGTCAACACTATAAACCTATTAAATGGTTCGGTGGAGAAAGTGGGTTTAAATCATCAGTGAAACGAGATGCATTTAAAAAGAGTCTAGCTAGAGAGTATAAAATACCTATAATATACTTTACCTATAAACATTTTAGAATGTCTAATGAAAACTTTGAGAAATTTGTGTTAAGTGTTATAAGTAAAGTGTCACAAAGTAATTTTATGATTAAATACCTCAATATAAAGGATAATTAAATGCAACTTAATATCTCTTCCTTCATTAAAACACTATTACCTAGTTTTTCCAAGTCTGATCTTGAAACAGATATGGAAATCTCGTTAGAAGCTATCTCTACGGTTAATGATATCTATACTTCACTTGAAGAAGTCTTTAGAGTCTCTCCTCCTTCTAGTCGTGAAGCTAACGATGTGATTAAGGATTTCTATAAAGAAATTAGTCATGTTAAGCATAAGGTTAAACTTTCGCCTAACAAAAATATTGCGTCTGACACACTGACGTTATTTAAGAATATTAAAACTAATGGCGATTACCTGTTTAAGGAAATCACAGACGCTATCAATGACGTTGTGATTAGCCAAGCACTAACCGCATACAAAGCTAATTTGCTGCGTGCTGTTGGTCACTATTACTTTATGACTAAGTTTGCTCTTGATTTGTCTAACTTCTTCTATGTCTGTGAAGCTGAAAATGGCGGCATGGATCTGAATAAGGAATACAAACTTAACAAGAAACAAAAAGAATTTATCACTAAGAACATCTGGATCTATGCTCGTATGACGGCTCTTTATGGTGAAAACCATGATACGTTTAAAGCTAGACTGGAAGATATCAACGAGATCATGCTTCCTAAAGAAGAAGTTGATAACGTTGTTGAAATCTACAATGCAGATAAGATTGATATGTTTGACAATCTTCCGGCAGGGTTTATCGGTTCACCGATCTATTCTATACGTTTGATTTTTGCAACTTGGGAAGCCGACCGTTATCGCACACTCAAAGATAAAAAGAAGTTGCTTGAACTTCGTTATCTGCATATGAAGTTAATGAAAGAACAAGGTCAATCTGATGTGAATATGGAGAAAGAAATTGAACATCTCCAGTCACGTATCACTGATATAGATTATAAATTAAGTAAGATAGAAGAATCTGTGGAGTAATAAAATATAGAAGACTGAACCTTTCGGGGTTCAGTCTTCTTATTAATTGTTATTGTAGACCTAATTTTTTGATATTTTTACACTTAGGAATTAACATGAATGAATTCATAGTGGCCGCCTCTGGTTTCATGATCCCGCAAAATCCATATTTTATTGCGTTTGAACCCGATGATACCAATTTAGATAGCATCTTTAGTCGTTCTATTGTCTCTAAGAACGATTCAAAGATGTTAGAATTCTATAAGAATAAGAACGTTTATCGTTCTGACACTATCAATAAGTTACTGGATACTTATCAAAATAACCAAAGTTTTGAAAATTATATCAACTTGGTTAATGTCGCTATTGATATTTTTAAGGAAATTGATTTTTCTTCTTTCTTTAAATTACAAGCAACCAATACAAACCTTTCTAATATTTCTCATAAGTTCTGTTTGGATTGCATGGCCGGTAAGTTTTTCACAAACTACCGTGATTACGCCATTGTTCCGTTTAATATCCGTTTTATTAGTAACAACGCCTTGACAACGGATAAGGTTAAAGAAAACATTCGTGAGTTTGAAAAGCAATCTTTCTATGTAAATAACTGGGAAACTTTCCTGACAGAACTTTCAGAAGTTAATAGAGATACCTTTATTACATTCTTCAAGTACATCTTCGCTGACTATTACTAAGAGGTTATTATGGCAAAGCTATTTGCACTTGAGGATGATGGTAAAAAAGTAGATACAGAAGCTAATGACCTATTAATTGATAAGGTGCTTAAGCTTGCTGATAAAAATAAAGATCCAGTATCTTTGACAGCTGATGTAATTAAACAGCGTCAGGAGCTTAAAAAGGATATCCAAGAACGTTTAAACGCTGAACCTGAAGACGGTGGTGATGACGATTCTTCGAATAACGATAATTCTTCTCAGGATGATAATCCAGATGGCGAAGAGAAAAAAGAAGGTGAAGGGGAAAGTTCTGAAGAACAAGGTTCAGATGACTCCTCATCAAACTCTGATTCAAATGGAAAAGATAAAGAGAACCTTTCAGCGCAAGCTGATGACAAGGATTCGCTTAAAGGCATGATTGGTTCTGGTCTCTCTAGTGATGAAGAAGGATCAGATGACAAGAAGCCTGCACAGGAATCATTTAAACCACGTCTTTCATTAGTTCGTGTCTTTGCTCCTATTAAGGACTCTTATAATAAGTATATGGTCTCTATGGAATCTTTCGGTATTTCACAAAGACTTGCTATTGAAGAACAACCTATTGTTTACGTTAAAGACTCTGTTCTTGAAGCATTAAACAATCTAGTTGGTATTGCTAATAACTATATCGGTAAGAATAAAACTTTTATCGACACTAATGCTGATTCTATCAAAAATGTCAATGAACGTCTAACTGTTTTAAGACAGTTTATTGAAAATAGAAAATATCATTTTACACATACTCTTGTCAATGATCAAAAGCTTCTTTCAGAAGTCTCGGTACTTGATAAGTCTGATCTTCGTGAAACTTCTAAGTATCTTATTACATATATTGAAAATTCTAATAAGTTTGTTAATTATGTGCTTAACAACGAATTCAATAGTATCGGATCTGCGTTAGCCAATGCGAACTTTATGAAGGAAGATGATGACTTTGCTTACAAGGCAATGTTACCAGGTTTCAATATCATCCGTGCACATCTAGATGAATATGAAAACTATCTCAAAACTAATATTGAGAACTTCCATTATTATCAACTTAAAACTTTCAAGACTGAACATCTATACAATCTTGATGCCATTGGTGTCACTGAAGATAAAGAACTAGATTTTGTGATGACAAACTTAGATAAGATGTTGATTGATCTGAGTATGTCCGTTGATAATTTCAACGTTGTAAACTCTAACCTAAATAAATTAATAGATGAGATTAAGGTTTTCATCTATGATGTAGAAAATGACAAATATGCTAATTTAGCAGAACTTGACATTGATTCTAAGGTAAAGGACTTCATTAAGTTCAAGATGGTTTCAGAAGCTTACTACTGCAATGTAGGCATGCTTTTAAACTATATACTTACTGTAGACACAATTATAAATAAATGCATCGATCTTAAGTCCTAGTAATTAACTAGAAATATTATGGTTCTGAATAAGTACCACACGTGTGTTTAACTTTTATTTAAGGAAGAAAAAAATGGCAAAACTTTTTGCTCTCGAAGAAGCTGAAATCGAAAACACCGAAGTTGAACTTGAAGCCGCTCCTGAAGTTGGCGAAGTTGCTGATGTTCAAGTTGAAGTCGAAGCCGATGCCGGTGAAATTACCGAAGTCGAAGCTGGTGTTGAAGAAGGTATGGGTGCTGCTGATCAACTCGAACAAGTTGAAGAAGTCGTTGCTCAAGCCGCTGAAGGTGATGGCCTTGAACCGGTTGCTGCTGAAGCAATCAAGATCGCTGTCGAAGCTATCTGTGCTCGTATCGGTGCAAACCCGAAGGCTGTGTACTCCCTGTACGCTACCGAAAACTTCAAGTCGGCCTCGTCACGTAAGGCAAACACCAAGTACGCTCTTGAAGGTCTTGGCGAATTCCTGAAGAACCTGTGGGAAAAGATCAAGGCTGCTCTTTCTTCACTGTGGGAAAAGGTTAAGGCTTTCTGGAACAAGCACATGTCTTCGCTGGGTCGTTCCATCAAGGCTCTTGAGTCGATGAAGGCTAAGGTTGCCGGTATGAAGGGCACCCCGACGACCGATCAAGTTGAAGTTCCGTCTTCACTGAAGTCGATCTTCCCGGTTAAGGCTCGTCTTGGTGTTGGTGAAATCAGTGGTTTCGCTGCTACCCTGTCTAAGGCTGAAAAGGAAATTGCTGGTTTCCACATGCTCGACGCTATGGCTGGTGCCACAACGATGGCTAACATCGCTAAGGCCGCCAACGCAGCTGGTAAGGGTTTCAAGATCGAATTCGGTAGTGAATCTGCTCCGATGCCGGGTGGTGTTTATCAATCATGGGAATTCAAGGTCGAAGTCGAAACTGACGACGGCGTCGAAACAGCTACCCTTGATATTCAAGAAGATTCTGGTAAGGCTGAAGAAGGCCACAAGAATGCTCAGCTGGATATCGTCAATAAGGAAAAGCTGAAGGCTCTGATCGAAGCAACTCTGAAGGGTGCTAAGGAAATGGCCAAGTACCGTGATAAGTCTGACAAGCGTGCTAAAGACGCTGGTCAAGCCATGAAGGCTCTGGATAAGGAAATCGACGCCATTGCCAAAACTGGTAAGAAAGACAAGGCTAAGTCCAGCCTGCGTACTTTCAATCTGGTTATGTCCAAGGGTCCTGTTATTGAAGCCAAGCTGATGGGTTATCAACTGACAATGATCAAGGGCGTTCTGGGTTACGCTGCTGCTTGCGTTAGCAACACCCGCACGGTCTAATACTTTCGAGTATTAACTATATCGATAACGCTGGGAGAAATCCCAGCGTTATCTTTTATGCATTGGTAAAAAATATAATTACATATATAATAAATGTAGTCTTACTTTAAACAATGTGAAAAGGAGTTAATTATGTCTTTCCTGTCTGATGAACTGAAATCAAAAGTTGAAACTATGTTGCCCTGTATGGGTGATCGTATCGCTCAGTTGGAACTTGAAACTACTGACGATGAGTCGTCGGAAGTTATTATTCCGTGTATTTCCACCACCCATGAACTTTCTTTGATGATGAAGGATGTACTCAACAAAGGTTTTGTTTTTACCTTTGACACTATGTCATTCAAAGCTGATATGCCGGCTAACGATGTTCTGAAAAACCCTCTGGTTGCAGCAATGCATGTGGCTGACGGTTTCAATGTCGTTGCAACCAAAGGTGAAGAAGTTATGATCTTTGGTCGTTTGCAGCAGCGCAAGGAAACTGATGTTTGGGGTTTTGAAGTTTCTAAACAAACCAAGCAATAACAGTTAAAAAAACAAGCCCATAAAAAGGCTTGTTTTTTTTTTCTTCGTTTGAATTTATTTCAATTACATATATACTAGTTGACATTAATATTACGTTCTTTAATGAACAAGGAGATCATCATGCTTACCTATCAAAACGTTAACGGTATTCCGCGTCCTGTTGCTGCTTCTTTACAGAAGGTTGACTTTAACAAAGTACGTGAATATCAAAAAGCTGACCCGCACTACCAACTGACAGCTCTTGGTTTTTCACAAAAACAAAGTTTTATTCTTGAACTGTCTGGTATTTGGGAAGAAGTCAAATGTTTGCTTCAGTCTGGTAGTAATAAAGAAACTATCATGACGTTTATCCAACAACGTGGTATCAAGATCTAAGGAGATTAACATGTTTGCTCAACGACAAATCGATGAAGTGATTGCCAACCTCAAGCTCGGTCTTGATCAGAAAGAAGGTCAGGTTGAATCTGACACTGTTGACGAATTCCTTAACGGTCTTGGTCATTTTGGTGCGGCCTGTGAAACCTGTAACATCAAGATCATTGATGAACTTGGTGAAGTCAAGATTTTTGAATCTTTGGCCGGTCGTTTGAAAATGCATGGTATTCTGGTTATTACCATGAAGTTCCCTGACGGTGATCAGTATGAACTGGTTACTCGTTACAACGAACAACAGCAAAAAATCTACAGCTTTGGCTACAAGTTGTAACAAGAACAAGCCCTGTTTTAGGGCTTGTTTTTTTTTTTATTTTATTTTAGATTATGTGTATAAGTTAGGGGGAACCATGAATGACCGCGCTGATATAATTTGCAGTGAATGCGAAGTTGATTTAAAGGATAAAATTACTATGTCTGAACATGGATCAAAAGTAACACCAATATTTCATTCTGATGAAACTAAAGTTGTAAGTGAAGTGACTTTAGCTGATATTGTTAAAAACTCACAAAAATACGGGGTGTTAACTGGCGTAGCAACCATTAGTCCGGTTGGATTACCTAATGATAGTTTTGTTATCAAACAAGCATCAAACTTATGTTATATGTCTGAAGTATTAGGTCAGGAATGGGTTGTTCCTAATATCAAGATTAGTGATGAGATTAAGAATAGAAACCCGAATGGTTATATTTATGTTGAATCTCATTCTGGTGACGCTAAAGCTATTTTAGTTTTATGCGAAGAAGTTAAGCAAATGTTTGAAGATGGTAGTTATAAAATTGTTTACAACCCTGTTACTCATCGCAATGTGAAAAGGATGTCTGAATGAAACCTTATATTGACTTAGCCAACCAGATTCTTAAAACTGGTAATCGTCGTGGTGACCGTACTGGCACTGGTACTATCAGTATCTTTGGTCCTCAGTTTCGTTTTGATCTTAACAAGGGTTTTCCTTTACTTACGACTAAGCGAATGTTTACTCGTGGTATCATCGAGGAATTGCTTTGGATCTTGAACGGCGACACTAACAACAATACTCTTGTTGATAAGAATGTTCATATTTGGGATGAATGGGCTGCTGAAGATGGTTCACTTGGTCCTGTCTACGGTGAACAGTGGCGTTCCTGGAAGGGTAAAGTTATCGGAATAGAAGGTGTTGATCCTGTTTCTCATGACGGTAAGACAATAAACTTTGTCGGAACCCCGGTTCGTGAAAAGATCGACCAGATCCAGATGCTTATTGATGGCTTGAAGAAGAAACCTTTCTCACGTCGCCATATTGTCTCTGCGTGGAATGTTGAAGATCTTCCGGATGAGTCTATCTCTCCGCAGGCAAATGTTGCTATCGGTAAAATGGCTTTGGCTCCTTGTCATTGTCTATTCCAGTTCTATGTTCGTGATCTCAGTTTTGAAGAGCGTGCTACTGAACTAGCTAATCGTTTCCCTGAGTATCTTGAACCAGTTACGAGTTCTTCTTTGGATAATGAAATCGAAGAACTATTTACACGTTACGATATCCCTAAGTACAAACTTGACTGCCAGCTTTACCAGCGTAGCGCCGACTATATTCTTGGTGTGCCGTTTAACATTGCTTCTTACGCATTGTTCACCATGATGATTGCTCAGTGTACAAATATGGTTGCTGGTGAATTTATTCATACGTTCGGTGATTGTCATATCTATAACAATCATATCGAAACCTATATTGCTTCACAGATGGATAATGAACCTTATCCTCTTCCGAAGATGATTATCAATCCTGAAAAGAAAGACATCTTTAGTTTTACTATTGATGATTTCAAATTAGAAGACTATAAGTGTCATAATAAAATCGATTATCCTATTTCTATTTAATATGTCTACTACTAGAATAGGTAAAGAAACCGAAGAACTACTTCGCATGAAGTTTATTGAGATTGAACAATTAAGTTCATCTGAAAGCGAGTTCGGTAAATTTGGTTTCACTAATAAAAAAATTAATAGTGATTGGCATACTTTCTTAAGTGGTGCTATCAATATGTTAAAAATTCAACAATCTGTTTTAGAGAAATAAAGATAAGACAGAGGGAGAAATCCCTCTGTCTTATCTGATTATTTTTCAGTTACATATTTAGTATTTGACATTTAACTGTTAGGAGATTGACATGACTACTGTTTCTATGAAAGTTGCTACCAATCCTAAATTCATGTTAGGACATGGTAATAAACTTAAAAATGTAAGTAAAAAAGATTTTCAGTTGATACATACATACAGAGACAAAGTTATATTGCCCGATGATCTGAAAAGGGATATCATTAACTCGGTTAAATTCATCATTCCTCGTGATCTGATGAATTTATATGATGATGACAATTTAGTAAAAACAGATATTAATTTAGTTAATGGTTCTTTTGAGAAATGCGAATCTAGAATTAACGAAAATAATATTTTTGATTTTAACTGTATCACTGAAAGTGATTACGATAAAAATGTTAGGACATGGGCGACTTATGGTACCAAGTTACCATTTCCAATTGTTTTTCTTGAAAATCAAACAGGTGGTATTCTTCTTAAACAATATGAAAAATATATAGAGGTAACTTATCTCTTAGAAAAAGGTATAACATGTGAAGTAAGAGCCAGAATTTTTATGGATTCGTTTAGTGATGAGCTTATTAGCAGAAGAGCTTTTCCTGTTGAATATATCGGAAATAAGGTAGCAGAAGATAATCTGCATCACTTGAAAAATCGTGGACCTAAATATAATCCTACAGATGTCGAAGTTTTCAGGTTTCAAGGTCATTTAACCAGCACTAAAATAATGAACGTTATCACTATCATAGCGTTACAGATAATCTCGTTTATTAATTCTGGTAATATTAAACATATTCATTATAAACCAACCAAAAAAGAAATTGATAAAATACCTACTCCATTTAAGGAAAAATACGAATATACAACGATAGATATTTTTAGAGAAAGAAAAGTTTATCACAGTCTTGAAGAATTAATCCAATCAACTTCTTCTGTTGAAAACAAGGAGATCCGGGCTCATATTGTTCGTGGTCATTTTAAACACAAAAAGAATGGTGTATTTTGGTGGAACAGTTTTATTAGAAATAATAAAGGTGTTTCTATTCCTAAAACCAAAGACTATGTGTTACATGACTAAATTTAAAAAAGAGAAGATAATACTTCTCTTTTTTTTTTTACTGTAATTTTTTGACTTTCCAATAAGGATTCTAAAATGAAACTTTTTGACCAAATACAGGAGCCAAAACCTAAGTTAGGTGATGTTGTCCGTATTACCACCGAAGCTGATTCTCTTGAACAAGAATCAGCAAGTATCGATGAACAAGTTGCTGAGTTTAATAATCACGTTAAAGCCTTTAACAGTCTGAACGTTATTGACGAACAGATTGCTTCTGAAAACTATAACTTCCTTGATAAAGGAAATTATGTTCTTTACAATGAATATATTAAGTCTATCACTTCAAATCTAAATATGAAATATATTCCTGTTCTTTCTCAAGAAACAGTGAACACACTTCCCACAACTGCATTGAATCATTATGTTGCCCTTGAAGGTTTTATTGGCGATATGTGGAATAAGATTAAAGAAATCTTTCGTAAGATCTATAATTCTATCAAAGAGTTTTTTACAAAATACTTTACTCGACTTGGTCGTTTGAAGAATAAGATTAGTAACCTTATTGAAGTTCTTGGTGAAACCGATAAAGACCTTCAGAAACCACGTATGGATAAAGTACCTGGTGGTCTTGCTGCTAAATATCCATTCAAAGGTGAAATTGATAGTAGTATTATCGCTGAGGTTTATAACAATTTAGCTATTCTTCTTAATTCTTTCGAAGAAATTAATAGCAAGGCTGAAGCTTTTGCAAATAAAGATATTTTAGAAAAAGACTTTGTTGGTAAAATCGTTAAACTCAAAAACGAGATTAATGATAACAATGCTAAGCTTGGTCAAAATAAAGAAGCTCAAGATGGATTAGGTTCTATCAAGAAGCATATTCCTGGTACTGATGATCGTGCTAAGAATAAAGAACTAAACAAAGATAATAAGTCTCTTGAAAAAGACGCTATGGATAAAGCTAATCAAGTAGATAATAAAAAAGATGAAATTAACAAGATCACTTCTGGTGAATCTGATCTGGATATGGATGATAAAAAGGCTGAAGAAGCTAAAAAAGAATTTATGGCTTTCTTGAAAACTCTTGAAGATGTCTTAGGTAAAGTAAAAGGCAAACCTTTGATCAAGGGTAAGGTTATTAAAGAAATCAAAGTCAGTGAAGAATCTGGTATCGAAATAGAAATGGACGATAACAAAGAAACACCTGACGGCATCAGACTTGATGATAAAGATTCTCTTATCAGATTGTTGAAGGTTATTCTTGAAGGTGTTAGTCAGTCAGAAAAGCTTGCTACTGTTTATGGTAAGATTAACGATAAGATCATGGATAACATGAATGCGGTCGATAAGCTTATCAATGACTTGAATAAAATACCTGATGAATCACTGGGTAAATATAAAAAGTTGTTAAACAATAAAGTTAAGGTTAGACTCAATATGGCTAAAACTTTCTTTAACAACTATAACAAAATTTGTAAAAACTTATTAGAAATGATGATGGACACTGGTGATGGCGTTGTCGAGTACAGCGTTCTTTCTTTAAAGAATTTTGGATAAGAGGTTAGTATGTCGAAACTATTTGCTGGTGAAGACTTAGATATTGAATTACCATCTGCACAAAACATAGAAGCTAAGATTGAGAACAGTGATATCCCTGATATTGTTGAGACTCATGAGACTTCGATTCAAGTCGCTGTGGAAGGTGTTTTAAAGGCCTCCAATGACTTATATATCGTTAATGATATCCGTGCTTCCCTTAAGTCTAAAAAGCTCTCTAGCGTTGAATACTTCACGTCTATAGAGAACTATAACTTGATTATGAAGAGCATCTCTAACAATATTGGTGTTAAGACAAAACTTCCTTCGATGGAAGACTTTAAAAACCCGTATGGTATTAAAGCTTCTCATGAGTTTATCATGGAAGGGTTTAAAGATTTTATTAGAAATATCTGGGAGAAGATTAAAAGCTTCTTTAAGGATTTCTTTAAGAAAATAATGTTATTCCTAAAGAGACTAGTTAACGCTAATCTTGAGATGGAAGAATATGAACAATATATCGAAGACTTAATGTATAATGTTAAGAAAAGCGATAAGAAAAGTGTTGATGGTATTGAAATAGATTCAAAGCTTCCGTCAATGTTATCTGATTTCGGTATGGAATCAATGGACATTAGTTATCTGTTAACTAAAGGTCAAGACAAACTTAAAAATCTATCTATTTTAATTAATTATCTTACAGATAAAAAGATTCCTGAATTTGAGAAAGATCTTAAAAAATACGGTTCACACCTCTCTAATATTTTTTTAGAAGGTTATAGACCTTTACCACAAGAAGCAAAAGAAGTTTCAACAAGTGTGCGTCTAGGGTTTACCGATAGTTTTATAAAGAATATGTTTACTACAGAAACATTTAAGCAATCTTTACCTGAGGACGTTCTCAGTGAAGTCTTGAATAATTTCGATGGTAATCAGTTAGAAGATAACAATATTAAGTTCCACTCTTTATTAAATGATAGAAATAAACACGAGACTTTACCTAAGAATTTTAATTTATATTTAGCTTTATCTGAGTACGATACTTCTAATGATATCAACAATGTACGCACTGCTAAATTGCTTATTATTTCTCATATTGAGAAAAACCCACATCTTAGAAATAACATGAAAACAATATCAGATCGTGATAATTTAATTAAGTTTTATGAGTTCTATAAGAAGTTTAGCAAAGACTTTAAAATTGATCGAATCAATAAGACAATGAGAGATTTTGAAACAGTTACTAACGCTTTCTTATCGAGTTTAGATAAACCATTCAAGTTTGCTTTGGAATCTGGAGACGATGAAGAACCGGCGTTCAATACTCCTGAATGGCATGCAAAATACGGTGCCACAGTGGGTGAACGTCCTACGGATGGTAGCGCTGATCGTGTATTTAATATACCTGGTCGTCAATACGATAGAGATGAACCTAGCGGGGATTCAAATAAATCAAATCCTGGTGATGAGTTATATCGTCCAGAGGTGCGTAGAGAATTCGAACATCTTCAAAAGTTCGTAGTTAATTACACACACTGTCTTCAGTCTTTCATTAAAGAGTTTGCTGTTAATATTGCGGCAACTGGACAAGAATGTCGTTATGAAATGATTAAACTTTTGTACAAATCTGCTAAGCAATTCTAATAGAAGATGTCTGGAGAGAAATCTCCAGACATTTTTTGACCTTACATAAAAGGAATTCGAAATGCCAGCAGTCTCGCTTACTCTTGAAGATACTAACAGAACCATATTAAACAACGCATATTTTAAAATTATCAACGATATTGTTGAAGCTACTAAGATTCCTTACTCCACAGTTATTGCGGTACATAAGGATATTGACTACACCTTAACTGATCACAAAACAAATGAAACTGGTGTCGAGAAAAAGAATCTTCCGTCAACAGCGTCACTAAGACGTATTCAAGCTTCTATTACTGAAGAGTATAACGAAGACGAATTAACGACAACAGCAGTGCACCAAGTGTCTGCCTTTCCTATCTTTGAAGACAGAGATGTTAGCGTCTTTGTATTTCCTATTTATGTTAAGTCTGATATAACAATTGAGTTTAATTACTTTACACCATCTAAGACTGAAGCAAATAGAATTCGTGACGATATACGTATTCGATTATCTCAGACTAGAAATATTAGTTTACATGATATTGAGTATGATATTCTTGTTCCAGAGATTGTGGAAGATTTTATTGAAGATGTTTATAATTTAAAGAATAGACTAGTTCCTCAACCATTGGAACAATACTTCAGAGATCATTCAACTAAAAGAATGCATCTTATCACAGATATGGCTAATGCTGAAAATGCAAGAATAGCTATCTATGAAAAACAAGTTCGTATTGTTGGGTTATTTGATTTCAGTAGTATGCCTGAAAAGGTAGAAGCAGATAATGAGAACAGTACTTATAAAGTTAGTTTCTCTTATAAATTATCATTCGATGTTCCTAGAGCTATCGGACTTCGCTATCCGGTAATGATTTGCAATAAACTGTTACCTTCTAAGTACATTAAGTTTATTGAAGATAACAAAGTAAACTCTATGGAAGAACAAAAGAGAAATCTTGGTTACACTCAGAGTTTACATGCTTTAAGTCATTTCGAATCTCATCGTCAGTTAGAGAATCGTGTTGATATTAATTATCCTATCAATATTCCTGCCTTTGATGATTTCAATATCAGACAAGGTCATAAGGGATATGTTATTATTTCTTCATTCTTAACTGAAGTTGATGAAACAGATAAACGTACTCTTTTAAATCTTAGAGAGATTGATCCTTTCTATATACCTGAAAATTTATTGAATTTTATTACTACTACTGAGTATGCATTTATTAAGAACCCTTACATGTCTTTTTTATTTATTGGTGTTCATCAAGACGATTCTTATTTTGATGCAGGTACTGTTGTTGAACCAAATCTTACTGTTAAATCTGTTAATCAATTATCTTTAATGAAACCTGTTCGTGTGACATTAAGTATTATTATTGATTTAACAATGTTAGATAAAAATGCAATTGATCGCCTATTAGGTAATGAAGATATGCTTCTTCTTTTTATTGCTGAATGGTTAAATGTGTATGATAACTTTAAAACAGAATTCAGTAGAACATTTGGTTCTATGGACGATATATATAAAATCTTTATTTTCATTATTAACTATTTAAAGATTCGTGGATTGAATGATTTAATTGGTAAAATTTTAAACCTACTTAAATCTAACATTTATCTTTATGAAGGACTATCAAATATTATTTATGATAAATTCCCAGATATGTATAACTATTTATTTCATCTTGGATTTATTAAGAATACAAGAGAAACTGATAGTGACTTTACACGCCATGAAATTACAGGAGTAATGAAGACTGTTTTGTCTACGCATGTTTTAGCTTTACGTCAGGATAAGTAATTGTGTCAGTAGAACTTAAAGATCTTATTAAGCTTAATGAAGTAATGGATACAATGGAAGAACAAATGTTAGAGACTCTTGAATTAATTAAAGAGACTCGTTTTAAGAATAATCTATTAATAGAACAATTTAGTTCTGAGACAAATGTAGTCTGTTGTGATTTTCACCACCATCGATTATTAAAAAATAACTAGATTCCTAATGAATTGATTGTAGTATACGGGAGTGTGGCAGAGTGATCGATTGCACCGGTCTTGAACACCGGCAAGGGGAAACCCTTCGTGAGTTTGAATCTCACCGCTCCCGCCAACTAAATAAATAAGATACAGTCAGAGAAATCTGACTGTATCTTGATTACATATATAACATATATCAATAGCTTTAAGAGGCTTCACATGTTAATAGAGTTACAAGAACCATTTAAATCTAAATGGAGGAAAGGTTATAAACTTTTTGATAACACTATAAATAGATTTAAGGTTGTTTTATATAATTCTGAAGATGATATGTTTAACATTTCATATGCTAGGTATTTAATGGGTATTTATTTAGGATATGAAGTTCCTGATTATTTAGAAGTAGACCATAAAAACAATAACTGTTTAGACGACAGAATTGACAATTATCAATTACTTACACCTGAACAAAATAAACTTAAACAATCATGGTGGTATAGTTCTATGATTGTTGAATGGACTATTATTCCTTGTAGTTATTGTAAAGGGTTATTTTACATAACTGTAAATGATCTAAATAGTAGAACTACTGAAAATATTTGTTGCACTGTAAGTTGTGCTAGAAAATATGCTTATCATATTTCTGGAGCTAGTGTAAATAATCCAAATCCGGAAATATTGTTATCAGATGAAGAAATAATTAATATTAAAAAATATAAAGAATTAAATAAATCGATGAGAGAAACATCTAGATCTTTAAATATAACTAGACATGTGTTAAGTAAATATTGGAATTCTGTTTAATAACTAAGGAGTTTTTAATGAGTCCTCAAGAACATATCACAGTGTGTGCTTCTGAAGAAGCTAATGAAGTCGCAGAAATAGCTTTTGAACTTGGCCGTATTGCTATGAAGTTTTCGAAAGATCTTCATAAAGCTTTACGGTTTGGTTTTACTGACACTGATCCTGTTAGTGGTAAGACTAAGATTCAGATGCTTGTTGATGAGATAAATGACCTTCAAGGTTGTATCGAATTACTTCAAGATTCGGGTATTGAATTACCTAGTTTGTTTAACCGTATTGCTATTGATGCTAAAAAAGCTAAAGTTAAACGTTATATGAAAATCGCTGAAGATCTTGGGACAGTTAGTCAGGATACCATGCCTGTTAAAACTAAACCAGCACCTTTAACACTTGCTCAACGTGACAGAGCTATTCAGTGTTTAACTAAGATATATAATCCAGTAAGACAAAAAGAATTTGCTAATCAGTTTTATGAATATGTTATCGATAAAATTAAAAAGCAGTTTATGCCGGATGGTGTAGGCGTTATATTATCAGATAGGTTTTGTGATGAAGTTCTTATGTTTAAAGATCAAATAGTCAAGTCTTTAATAACTGGTCATAGATACTGTAATCTAAAAAATAAAGACTATATGGAAATGCTTGATGTTCAGATCATCGCTGAAATGAATAAGATTACTATTCAGGCTAATAGTCCCTTAGAAGTTTTAATGCATGGTGTAGCACCTGTTAATTTCTTTATTGTTGATGACAACGAAGAGATTGCGGAACTTTGGGAAAAACATAAACACGAGTTTCAATAAAAATACTACTAGGGAGAAATCCCTAGTAGTTTGTATTTGAAAAATCTATAATTACATATATAATAAGTGACTGTATAGTTCAAAGTTTCTGTCCTTACTTTAAACTATTCCACCAAAAGGACAAGGAGTTAAAAAATGGTAAACAATCAAGGGAACAAAATGAACGTCGTGGAACGTAGCGACGCGATTCTGAAGGCTGTGTTTGGTGAAAAAATGGAGGAAGGGTTGGAAGAATCTTTCTCTGTTTTCAATTCAGCTGGTAATAACACTGGCAAGATTTATCTTCCGATTCACATTTGTCTGAAAGGTCTGGTTGATGCAAATCTTCCTTTCCGTTGGGATCATGACATTCGTGAAACCAAGGTAGTTATTCACTACTAATGGTACATCTTAAAGAAGACCGCCATCTGGCTGTTTTCTTTTTTCGTTTGAATTATATTTAATTGCATATATAATAATTGTGATTAAACTGAAATACTTTCAAGGGGATTATTATGGCTACGTTGCCTAAAGGTTATTTACTGGCTGTTAAAAATGGTGAAGTCCACGCCGAGAAGTTATTTATAAAAGCTAATCTTTACCATCCGGATACAGTTCGTTTTGTTGTTCTTTCTGAATCGCCGTGTAAAGAAAACAACTTCAAATCGGCGACTGTTTTAGCACGATACATGGGTGGTGAATATTACGGTGTGGTAACCGGGGATTTGCTTCCTGTTATCAAAGATCACACTACCTGGACTGAAAGTTCTATTGCCGAAGGTCCTTATCGTATTGCTGGTGAAAAAAATCATCAGTTATATGGTGATGTGGTTTATGAAGATTTTGAATCCGCAAACAACCATGTGAACAATCTGAACATGAGTACTTTCGGAACAGCAGGTTATACTGTTGTGAATGAATACGGAATCCCTGTTGATTCCAACGGTCATCTGTATTTTTAATCCCTTAAATGGGAAAGGAGATTAACATGCTGAAATGGTTTACGATTTACTGGCTTGACGGTACACTTTCTTGCATCTGTGGTGAAAGTATTGAAGATGCATTTTCTCATGCCGGTTACGGTGGTGGTGCTGCTCGTGCTATTGACTGGTATGATAATGGTATCAGTCAAACTCACTGGCGTGACACTGAAAAGAAAACCTGGGTGAAGTATCTGGAAATCGAAATTAATGTTTCTGATTTCTTGCTTATGGGGATCGAGGACCTCACTCGAATCATGAACACCCATAACACCATTACGGTTAAGTTCGACAATGACGATATTGTTGTCTTCAATCGTGCTTGGGGAAGTTTCTACCTGAATGATAGAAGTTGCTGGGTTAACTACATCGAAATTTCTTTCGGTGAATACTTCAAGGGAACTTATGCAGGTGATTCCGATGACGAAGAAAACAGCCATCATTACATGATGGCCAACGGTCAGTACTTTGCTCCGGACAATCTTCCGCATGCATTGGATGCGTTTATGAAGCGTGTGAAGTCTTCTCCTTTTAATTCATGGGTTAATAATTACTGTGAAACACTGGAGTCCATTCACGCCAAACAGAAGATTTCCTTCAAAACGTAAGGATCTTATAAGGACACCTAACCCGTAACAAGGTTAGGTGTTTTTTTTTTTATTTAAAAATGATTTGACTCTAAATAAAAGGAATAATCATGGCATTAGTTAAACTGCAACCTGATCAACCTCCGGTGACAGCAGAACAAACATTACCTCAGGCTATCCAAGAACCTTCTAAATCTATTTTTACTGCTTTAGTTCCTGAATCAAAAATCACTTCTTTATTGAAGTACGTTGAAGGTTACCCATGGACTGTTAATTTCTATGGTCAAATTTTGAATAAGAACAACACGTTGGAGAACTTTGATCCGACTGTTCCTAATCTGAATCAACCTTACTACGAAGTTAACGGAATGATCATTCAGGTCGCATCTCCGTTATCAAGCAGTTATGATCAAACCAACGGTATCACCACTATAACAGGTGCTGCTTTAACGCCTTATAGTTTAACACCCAATGTCGGTGATATCTTTATTGCAGCTGTTGACTCTGGTGAAGATGCTGTCTTTATGGTTAACAGTGTTATCCGTAAAACTTTCCGTAAAGACTCTCTTTATGAAATTAATTATAACTTACTTTACTATACGTCTGAAGAACCAGATTTCATTGTAAATTTAAAAGCACGTATTCAGGATGTTTATTTCTTTAATAAAGATACTAATTTCTTTAATCGTGATATACTCATTAAACCATCTGTTAAAGAAGCTATTGATCGTCTTAACTGGTTGGTTAGAGAATCGAAAGAGTATTACTTCTCTACATTTGCTCAGAAAGAAGCTGGGACTATTCTTATTCCAGGTCTTCCTTATAAAGTTTACGATCCTCTTTTATTAGGATTCTTATCTAAAATTATCGACTATAAAGACATTGTTGATATCCCTTTCTTTAGACACAATTATGGCGAAAACAGATACATCAATCAAAAATCGATTTTTGACCTTTTGTTCACGAGAAACACCAATACTGTTTCTGGGATTAATAAACGTTATAGTTTCATTCCTTCTCATATGCTACCTAACAGAGCTAGACTTGGGACAGTATTTCATACAGGTGCTGACTATATTGTATTCCCTGTTGACCCTGATACCGATACCAACATAGATAAATTAGTCACTAGTATAGAAACAAGTGATTTTGTTGAAAGTGTTATATCGACGAAGAACTACTTTATACCAAACATTAATGTTCAAACCAGTAATAACAATAACGTATTTAATAAACAAATGCTTCATGCTTTGTTTGTAAATGACTATTATGTTGTTTCTGAAAACTTCTATAACTATATTAATGATAATTCGGCTTATATTAATTTAAGCTATATTGAATTACTTATCTTTAAACATGTTACTAAACAAGCTATCGCTAAGGAAGACTTAGTTATTGCTATTGAGAAATACATGGAGTTTAGTCTTTTGCATCAACTGTATATCCTTCCTGTGCTTTGGTTTCTTATCAAAGTAAATTCTTAATTTGAGGTTAAAATGTCAGAACAAGATACAAGAACATTACGAAAATGTGTTAGAGTAATTATCACTAATGGTAACTCTATTTTACTTTGTAAAAAATATATCGATGGTAAATTTTCTTCTTTTATATTTCCTGGCGGTGGTTTTGATAACGGTGATGACCTTATCAATACTGCAACTAAAGAATGCTTAGAAGAAGTTGGTATCTTAATTAAGAATGTTAAGTTGATAGGTTTAGAGATTACTCATGAATTTGAGTTTGATAAACCTGAAAGAGCTAAGCTATATAAAGGTAGTACCGACATATGGGTCACAGCTGAATATGTCCGTAAGGACGACACTAAGCATGATTCTGAAGGTGACGCTGTTCCTTATACCTGGGAATCTATGAAGACTGCTAGAGAGAAAATTAACACTGCTTCTGATAAGGAATATATTCCTGATAAACTTGAAGCATTAGATAAATTAGAAGAAATGATTAAAGATAAGAAGAGTCTTGAAAATTGGTAAAAGGAAGACAGGAGGGAAACCTCCTGTCTTTTTTTCTTTTGATTTTTTATTAGTTGCATATATACTAATTGAATAAATAATAATTTCGTCATCGGTTGAACTTTAAGAACTCATATGTTAAGGAACTGCTATGTCAGTAAACTTTGTTACCTCTGGTCAAAAAACTTTTGTTGAAAAATTGCCAGATGGTGTAAGAACTATCAAACTAAAAGCTAAACTTTATTCATTAGAGTTTACACGAGAAGAAGGATTTTTCCTTTTAGATATAGCAGATAAATATACTGTCCCAAAGAAAACATACGGTAACTATACAAAAGCAGCAGAACGTGTAATCAACACACATTATAATAAAAAAGGTAACACTGGTATTCTATCAACTGGTCTTAAAGGAACTGGTAAGTCTCTGTTCACTAAGTTCGTTGCTAACGCAATGATTGATATCAATGTTCCTGTGATTCAAATTAACAAACCTTTCTCTGGTGAGGATATGTTTAACTTCATCGAGAATATAGGAAACTGTGTGCTTGTTTTCGATGAATTTGGTAAAAACTATAAAGCTTATGATGCAGGTGCATCTCCGTCTCAACTTGGCCTTTTAAGTCTATTGGATGGACTTGGAAATTCCAAACGTCTGCATTTATTCACAGAGAATGATGTAGCTGCAATTTCCCAATACTTACTTAACCGTCCAGGTCGAGTTCACTATCATTTTAAATATGCTCGTTTGAGTGATGAGATCATTACAGAGTACTGTAAAGATATGTCTATACCAGGTGACATTACTCAAGAATTAATAGAGTTATCATCTAAACTGAAAGTACTAAGCTTCGACACTGTAAGCTGTCTTATAAATGAATGGCTGCTTTACGGCGGAAAACTTACAGACCATATCAACATTCTCAATATGACTCTTTGTAAAGATCCTGAACAAGAAGAGATTGAACTTCTTTCTATGATCAGAGAAGATGGTACAGAGTTAACTAATAAAGATGTTAGAATTGATTATCGAGATAACTATATTAATATCAATATAAATACAACAATTAAAGGTATTCCTAAACACGAATATTTGGAAGCAATTCGTGTTGAAGATGCTATATCGGTTAAAGACGATATTTATTATTTTATCAGCAAGACCAATGATAAGATAACTATGAAGATTAGAACAGTGCGTTATTAAGAATTAAGAAGAAGCTACCAGATCTGGTAGCTTCTTTTCTTTTTTTACATTAAACAGAATAAATTGACTAATGATAAGGAATATTGTCATGGCTACATTTATATCGGAACACGCACCTAAGATCTGGAATAATCTTTATACAGTTTATATCCCAGAACAAATTACATTAGATCCAGAGCACATCCGTCGTTTTGGAACTTATATAACACAAAATAAAAATGTTGATAAAATGCTTGAAACCAATATGACATTGGTGAAAATACCAATTAGTAAGATGTTGGAATATTTCGATATGGGTATAGAAATTCAAATACCTAGTCGTGAAGATATGATCATGATGCATAAACATATCGAGTTATATCTAGCAGAATGGAAAGAATATATTCGTGTTAGTGTTCACGGTCACATGGACGCACAGAATAATAAAGATTTGATTAGTACTCTTGAAAAATTATCTAAGCATATTTACGAGAAAGCTAAACCTAAAGAAGTTATCGATAACTTGTTTATTAGTAAGAAAGTTAACTTTGGTTTGCTTAATCCTATTCTCAGAGCTGAAGAAGAACGTAAGGTGGTTGAGAAACCAGACTACGTAGGTATAGGACGTTTGGTTAATAAAAAGAAAACACCTAACAGTGATAGTGGAGGAAGATTTTAATTATGTCACCAGCTGCATTTGAACACTATAAAACAAATATAGAAGAAATTGATAATCAACATTTAGATATTTTAATAAAAGCTTGTGAGATAGTTAGAAATAAAAATATACCAGCAAATGAATTATCAATAGAAATACAAAAATTAGATGTAATATTTACCGAACATTTAGTTTTTGAAGAAGAACTAATGAGAAAAATTAACTATAAGTATTTACAACCACATATTAATTCACACCAAAGATTAAAAAATGAATTTTATAAAATTTTAGATAATTTAAAAAATGTTAGTCATAATAAAATGTTTATAATACAAAAACTAGATAAAATTCTTTTAGACCATGTTGATAGTGATGATAGACAATATATCGAACACTATAGTAAATATATGAATTCACTAGTAACAGAATAATTTTCATTCGCATATATAATATCTGTCT